ATCCAGTATCTCTTGGAGAGCCAGTCATTTCAAAAAAAATAAGATCCTGTTTTGCTTCATTAATAAAATCTAAATAATTTTTTATGTTTTTCATTTTTATAATTTATTTTTTAATCGAAATTGAAATTGACACCTGGATGACCTTCATCAGACATCAAAATAAAGTCTTCGTAATCCTCATCATCATATAAATCAGGATTATTATATAATATATTTTCTGATAATTCTAAATATCTAAATGTATCACAAAATGGATAATTTTTGAATTTTGCTTTATCTAATTGAACATAGAGATTTTCTTCCAAATTTTCATTATTGTATATAATCAAATTCTCGGTTCCAACATCAGATTTATTAACTTCCTTATAACACATATCATTTTTAGTAGCATAATCTATAAACATATACATTATATCAGGTGTTACGGAATATATTCTATCCATAACTTGATATTTTTCGTTTGTTTCTTCTGAAATAGCATTCCATATTAATGCCCTACCTAATATTTTATTTTCAATGCCTTTAAGAATTAAAAGTGATATTTGTTTTGTGTTATATTCATACAGTTCGTAAAAACCTTTTGGCTTATTGTTCATACAACTTTTCCATAATTCGTTGGTGACATTACCAACATTGACATAATTTTCAGTTTGATAATAACGATGAATTTCATTACCAGTTACAATTTCCCATTGAAAATCTTTGTTATCTTTTTGATTTGCTTTGTATTTACTAACAAAATCTTCAATTTCTGTTCCTTTATAAGTTTTTTCTTTGATAGTAGCCAATTTTTGAACAACTTTTCCAAGTTTAATGTCCTTTTTATATTTCAATATATCTTCTGGACTAGTTGCTTTTGTATCGGGTGAAAATGTGACTTGTCCATCTTTATCACTTACATCGATATAATTAATGTTAGTTTTTTTATTATCATCACCCTCTAATGAAAGTAAATCTTTGGCAATTGGATCCTTAATTTTTTTAAGAATTTTTTTAAATTTATCAGAATAGACAATCTTATTTTCGAGTAAAAGATTTAAAAAAAAATCTTCATTTGTTAATTTTCTTTCATTCACAAACTGTTTGAATGTATAAATTCTTTTCTCTCTTGTATTCATTCCAGAATCTTCCAATGAATTTTGTACATCTTGTTCATCGTTATTTAAATTCATAACACTATCTTGGTGATTAATTGAATAATTTTTATAGAATTTTTGAATGAATGTCTTAGCCATTTCTTGTGGAGGGGTTTTATCTAGATTATCAATAACTTCTTTCTGTGTTTCAACCGCAACCTTTCTAAAATCAGTAAAAATACCTTGCAATATTTTATCTAATTGAGAATCATCAAAATTATAAGGATCCTTTTTAAGAATTTCCTTCATATAATCTTGAATTTTATCAAAAAAGACTTCTCGTTGTTGTAATAAATATTGTTCTGACATATTTTGTATATATTATTTTATTAATTCAAAAAATTCCAATTGTTATCCTTTAAATATTTTTTATATTCATCGATAATTTTATCTATAAACGTTTTTTCATTGAAGTTGATGTTTTCCACATCATACACAATTTCATCGTTTATACTAATCTCTATTTCGTTCAATTGCTTTTTTGAAATGAATTTTGCTTCAATTGTATCTTTGTTTGAAAAATCTATATTTATTAAACTTTCTTTATGATTTTTATGTTCATCAAAAGATGTTTTATCGAAATACCCAGATATTTTAATAATTCTTAAATTTCTTTTAACTCTTTTATATATTACCAAAGATAATTCATCCAATAACTTCTTTATCATATCGTTATTTTCTATGTCAATAATTGTATCGTCTAAGTTAAGTCTTTCGAATAAATAAAAATTTGTTATCATATTCGTATATATTAAATAAAAAAAGCATCAGTTTGTATGATGCTTTTTTTGAAATAATATTAATTATTACACAATATAAATTGAGAAATATGCAATGACATCACCTGGATAATAATAATTATCGATAATTGCACTATACAAGAATGCAGATTTTTGATATTCCCTGACTTCTCCATCTGCAAGTTGTAGTATGAGACCATTAGAATAGGCTGTGACACCTGTGTAATTTGTCAAATTACCACAAGTCATATAATCATTCAATAATACACCTCTTTGATCATAAACATATGTTTGTGCAGAATTTGTTTGACCACTTGCCCAAGACACTCCAGTTACACCAGATGTTCCGATAAATGCTTGAATTGCTGTAATTTCATAATTATCTAATGGCCAAATTGTAAATGTAGCTGATGATGTAGGACCATCATTATGAGCAAATTGAACATTTACGGCTGTTTCACCTGATATATGAATTGTTGCACCTGTATATGAATTAAATACGAAATGATCTCCTGACAGAGCAACCGATGCGAATGAACTACCAGTGACTCTTACTGTACATTCTGTAGAAACATTCAATCCATCTTGATTATATACATAAACAGTAGTGCTGTTATGTCCAAAATCTGCTTCAGCACCTAATAACATAGAACCTGCTACCATTGTAATTGCGGTAGTATCAGAATCGACTACTATAGGTGTAGTAGTGTTTTCATTGGCTTTAACATAATTACCATTTTCGTCATAAAAATATAACCATCCACCCCAATAGTTTACCATCACGCATTGATTCATTATTTCAAATGTTGTTTTACCATTATGGTAAAGAATATATGCAACTTCTTTTTCTAGTTTCATAGGTATAAATTATTTTTTAAGTCTTTTTTATATATTAAAATAAAAAAGTGTTTTTTGACCCAAGGTTATCATTATATATAAAATAAAAATACTTTTATGTCAAAGAACAAATTTATAAAGGCACTTTTATTAAATGGTTATAAAATGGATGAGATTTCAAAAATGACTATAATCGGAGTAGATGAAGAAAAATTAGTAAATATTATTGATGAGAGCGGTAAATACTATCGATTAGACCCTAATGGTATTAGTGAGCCATTATTAGTTGAAAATATAAATATTCAGGATGTTATAGATTCTGAAGAAGAAAAATCTAAAAAACCTAGGGGTTGGGCGCTCTATTCGGTATTCGTTGATGAAGAAGGTAATGTTTACCATAAAGGTGTAATACAATCGGAATTAAAAGGTTCTCTTCCAACAACTATTGTTAAAAAATGACTTTTCGTTTTTAATATATAATAAAAACGAAAAGTCAATGAGAACTTATACTAAAGAAGAAATAGATTTTTTAATTAACAACTATCCTAAATTTGGTGGTGAATACTGTTCACAAAAAATCAAAAGAACAAAAAATGCTATTATTAAAAAAGTTAATAGGTTAGGATTGGTTTTAGAAACTGATATTAGAAGTTCAATCAATAGTAATAATTCAATTAAATGGTATGAAAAAGTTGAAGATGAATATTATAATGTTGGAATAGAACAATTCAAAAACATAAAAACACCAGAAATTGCCTATATATTAGGTTTAATTTGGACTGATGGTTATATATTATCAAAAAATAATTATCAGCGAATTGTATTAGAAATGAATAAAATAGATTTAGATGAGATTAAATTTATCTTCGATAGAACAGGTAATTGGTCATATTACAGTAGAATAAAAAAAGGAATTTTTAACCGACAGGAAGATGGTATTTTGAAAACATCTAATAGACCTTTAGTAGAATATTTAATATCATTAAATTTCAATAAAAAATCTTTAGTCAGTCCTGATGATTTATTATGTAAAATACCCGACAATTTAAAAAAATATTTTTTTAGAGGTGTTGTTGATGGTGATGGTTGTTTTACAGAAAATAAACAACATAGAATTTTTTCAATCGGTGGAACATATGAACAAGATTGGCAATATATAGTATTATTGTTTGATAAACTAAATATTCGTTATAAAATCAGGAAATATATAAAAGAATGCGATTCAAAAATATATAAATCTTCTATTATTGAAGTTTGTAATGTTGATTGTATAATTAAATTTGGAAATTATATATATGAAGGATATCAAAAAGATAATATTGGTTTGAAAAGGAAATACGAAAAATTTATTAGTATTTTAACCAAAAAATATAATCCACTTAAAATAAAATTAATCTAAGTGAACTAATTCAGCCGAATCAAAATCCTGATGTCCTTGAATAATTATGGCGATTGATTCAGGATCTGGTTGATCTTTATCATCACAAGCGTGCCAGCGTTCATCTAATTCAGAATATGTTAAATAGGTTCTATTAAATGATGCAGGATCAGAAAATATAATTCTCGTCGAATCATAACCTATTGCTACAACCCAGTGTCCCCAATCGTATGTTTCTTTCCAATTAATAGTTGTTATATCATCAACATATGCCTGTATCATTATAATTACAGGAATATTTAAATCGATATATTTAATTAAATCTTTGGCTTTTAAACATTTTATGAAATGTGATTTTAAACCAGATTTTACAGGATATTCAACCATATCTTTAATACTCGTACCTGTTTCTGCATTTGTATTTAATCCTTTTGCAACTTCATCAATTCTTTCTTCAATTCCATAATATCTCAAAACACCTTGCATACACGCGGCACCGCACATATCGGGTGTTGCTTGTCGAATTATAGGAAAGTCAAAAAGTATCTTCCTATCAAAATTAACATCTTCTTTAATATATTGCGTCAAATTAGTTATCATTATTTATATGTGTCTATAAAATTTTTCCAATCAAACTTACTATTTTCCAAGTCACCAATCTGTTCTTCGTTATTTTCATCAAATATTTCAGCATTATAATTAAGCCAACTTTCTCTCTCATCTGAAAATGCTTGTTCTATTTCATCATCTGGAACATCATCAACAGAGTCGTATTCTCCATTTTCTACCATTTCTTCAGCAATATCATCTCTATCTTGTATTCCGTGCATTCCTGCATAGTTGTCATATGTCTCACAAGCACATTGCCAAGCATATCTATCGGCTTCTGTTTGTGTTCCATAAAATAGTTCGTGATTAATGTCATTAATTCCACCGCCACAACCATATGTAATGAAATATATGTTGTTTTCTTCGGTGTTTTCTTTAATAAACAATTGAAAAGTTGTTTTCATGTGTGGATTTTCTTCTTATATATTAAATTTTAATTTTAATTTTTTTGAAAATGTATAAAAAGAAACTATTATTTTTAATATATACATAAAAAGAAAAAAAGTTACGTGACTAAAATAGCAAGAATAATAAACGATAAAATAGACAATGCCAAAGAATTTACTGATATATTAAAGGATAGAAATTTATTGATATATGAAGATGTGGAAGGTTCAAAAATATTTTGTCGTTACAATGGTGATAAATTTACTATAAAACCAAAATCGTTGAATAATGAACCATTAAATTTTGTTGATTTGGTTGTACAAAAATATTATAATCAAGCATTTTATTTTTTACATACATTACCTACACATGTTTTAGATTTATTGAATACTAATTGGTGGTTCTGTTTTGAGTACTTTCCTGATTCTCAACCAGCATCTACTCTATACACAAGAGTTCCTAAAAATTCTTTAATTTTAACTTGTATTGTTAAAGGTAATAAATACAATTACATTTATGATGAGTTGGTGGAATATGCTAATTTATTTAATGTCGATCCATTACCTGTTATTTTTAAAGGTAAATTAAGTGAAAAACAACTTCAAGTTATTGAATTATATCTAAATACTAGTAAAGCAGATGCTAAATATATTTTTAATGAAATGAATTTTGCATATTTTTTCTACAAAATATTGAATCCACAAATTAATAATTCGTTTTTGATGCATAATGATGAATTTAATAATAATCTTGAAAAAATTATAATTAAAATAGATAATAATTCTGAATATTCTTTTGAAATATTGAATCCTCTGTATAGAAAATTAGAACTGAACAACAATACAGAATATGTTCAAATATATTCTTTAATTTTGATTAAATTTCTAGAATTCTGCCAATTAATGGATTTAGAAAAATATAAAATTCGAAGAATCAATAAAGATGAAATGTATGTTGAATATATGTGCGAATTATTTAATGAATTTATGAGAAATTGTAAGGATGATATTGAAACATGGAGAATTGAAGTCCCTGATTTCTTTAAAGAGGAAAAATTCAAATTGAATATAGATTTAATTAACAATAAAGAAACTAGAGATTATGTTAAAGGCTCTGAGAAATTAGAATATATCTTTAAAGTAATACTAGGTTCATTCAATAAAAAAAGAAAAAAACCTGTTGGTATTTTTACCAATCAAACTTTAAGTTTATTTAATGAATTTGTATCTAAAATTGATGAGATTTTAGATAAACAATTACAAATTAATAAAGAATATATAATACAAAAGAAAGATGTTGTAAATTTCAAAGATTATTTCGATTTACAATTCAATGAGGATAGTGAGGGAAAACTGTACCCAGACATCTTTAGTAGCTTTGAAGAAGAAGAAGGTGAAGAAAAGAAAAAGAAAGGTATGGGTAAAGGAAAAGAAAAGGAGAGTGGATTTGGAATTGAAGAAGAAAAACCTAAAAAATAAAAAACAATAATATATGGCACGTAGAGAATTTTACTTAAATGCAATAGAAACACTAAGAACCGAAGAATGGACAACTTCTGGTTATACATTTATCGGATATGCTGTCCCAGGAACATTAGAAGCAGATGACACATGGTTGATTAAAAGAGTTCATGTGGTTGGTGATGTAACTTACATTACATTTGCAGAAACAAGGGATGGTGCAAAAGATGAACGAGTATGTAATAAGACATGGGCACATAGAGCAAATTATTACTACGAAGAAGGTTAAAATTAAACTTTTATTCATTAAATAAGTAAAAATGATATGAAAGTGAAATTATACGAGAGGTTTATTAAAGATTTTGAACCGTTTGAAGTAACTGAAGGTTTAATTCAAAGTGTCGAACCCGCACATTTTGTAAGAGTTTTTTCAAGAATAATTAATTCCAAAAATATTACTTTTGATATTGAATATGAAGATAATGGTAACATTTTTATCATTTTAAATTCTGTAAGTAAACCAGACATTGATTTTATTTTTAGTATGATAGCAAACTTAGGTTATTATGTATCAGATTTCACATATTCAACACCAATCAAGAGAAAATTCGATAAAGAAGAACTATTTTCATATTTTATTATTCATCAAAAAATAGATTTAACAGTATATGTTGAACCTTACTATGATAGGGAGATACAAATTATACCAAAATTATTGTATCATTGTACACCAAAAATACATCTTGATAAAATTTTAAAAAATGGTTTATATCCAAAAAGTAAAAATAAATTAAGTAGTCATCCACCGAGAGTTTTTTTATGTGACAACTTAAATAAAACAATATCTCTAGTTAAACAATTCAAATATCAATCTAATCTTGGTGTTTGGACAATTCTGGAAATAGATACAAGTAAAATTAAAGAATTTAAAATATATATAGATCCAAATTATAAAAATGAGGGTGGTGTTTATACAATGAATAATATTACACCAAATGCAATAAGAGATTTGAATATGAATATTTAAACTTTTGTCTTCATTGAATGTATAATTAAAAAATAACTTTATAAATTATGTGTCCAGTTTCGAGGAATCGTAAAAATCAAAAAAAGAAAGCGAAGCATCGTAATGAAGAAATTAAAAAGCAACAAACTACTTTTAAAAATCGTCTTATGGATGAATTTAAGAAAAAACAACTTGCTGAATTAGAAGCTAAGAAAAAAGCTGAAAACGAAAAAGTGGAAGCCGAAGAACAAAATTTAGGCGAGTTCGCTATTTAAACCACGATTTAACTTTTTTAACAATAGAGCCGATGAAAGTCGGCTTTTTTGGTTTCTTTTCTTCAACCTTTTCAACTGGTTTATTAATATTTGGATTGATTACGAACATTAGTAGTTTTATTTTTTTATTGATTTTCTTCAGATATGTACTTGTGTTTGTAGATGTGGTTTGACATAATTTAGTTTTTAAAGCGCATACTTTGCTGCGAGGTATGTCTCAACAGTGGTTCTGTATGGGTCTGACCTGAACCAGTCTCACCAGTATTAATGTAAATCAAATTATCACCAATCCACATCTCACTATGATGTACAGTATTACCACTAACTATTAAGTCTCCAGTAATTAAAAGGTCACCACTAATGACACCTCCATTTAATAAAGTATTTTGATCTTGTGCTAATCTGTTAAGGAATAAATTTTTAGGTATATATATATTAATTTTATATTCTGTTTTTAAAACAAACCAAAAATTAAATAATATTTTTTATATATATGGTTATGCTAAATTATCATAACTATACCAATAATGCATTATTAATTAAGGAGGGGTTTGATGTTTCTACGTGGCAGAACGTCAATAAGAAACTTATGAAAGAATTAAATATCGATATGTCTTTTATAATGAAATTCGGAACATCTATAACAGCATTATATCCTATAATTCAGACTCTTGTAAAAGATATTAACGCTGAAGTCAAGATAGATGCATCAGCCATTGTTTTATTGACTCTCTGTGCATTATTTATACTTTTTCATGAATCCAAGGATGATATTAAAAAATTAAAAATTATGATTGAGGAGCGAAAATTAAACGGATTTTTATCAAAAATAGTCGAGTTTTTGAAATTAAACTTTTCCGTTTTTAAGATTTTATGTTCTAAAATGGGAAAGACATTCAGTACTCTTTATGACTTGTTATCGTATAATGTGCTTTATGTACCCTTTATGAGTGCTTTATTGGAAGTAATTACTAATAATAAATTAGATTTAGATAATGTATTTAAGTATATCGTAGGAACGACAATTGGCTTATTTATGATTTATACCAAACATTTTATTGAAGAAATCACTGCAAAATTCAATAATAAATTAAAAAAGTGATTCAGGAATATCTGAAACAAAATCTTCTGCTGTTATTTTCTTATGTTTAGTTAATTCTTCGTGTTCTTTATTCTCTCTATTCCACTCTTGTATGTAATAATTTTCTTGTTCAAGTATATTTTCATAAAAATAAATTTTATCATTTATTTTATTAGTTTGAAACATATTCAAGAATTTTTCATCAAATTCAAACTCACCTACATAATTATCTTTTTGTATATATCGTGTATATGGTGCTGATTTAATTTCTTTGAAAGAAATATTAGTAGGAAAGAAAAATAATCCATAAGACCAAACAATATGCGATTTAAAAACTCTACATTTCATATTATAAATGTATTTTTTGTTGTAATTAACCATTTCACTACATCCATTACATTAAATGTTGTTTTATACAATAAAAATAAAGGTCTTTTAAATCTATCATTTTCTATATAAGAATACTCCTTATTGTTGATTGTAACTAAATCACAATAATTCATATATATAAACTTTCTTGCTTGATTATCATCGGAACAATAAAAAAATAGACAGTTTGGTGAAACATCTGTTATGAAATTATTACAAACAAATTTAACTGTAGCAAAAACCATCTTAGAGTTTTTATCATTATTGTTTTCTGTTTTTTGATAAATTTTATTGCCATTATCATAAATGTAAAATTTAACACCATAACATAATGTTAATGCTGGATCCAATGATAATATTTCAATTCTGTATTCTATATTATTAATAAAGAAATTACACAACCATTTATCGTTATTTTGTTCGATATATTCAACTTTTTCTGGTGTATCTAATGATTCTGCGATATTATTCAAGAAATTTGTAAATCTGTTAATCATATTTTCTTATATAAATAATCATAAAAAAAGTTTGGAGCATAAAAAAGGAGGAAAAATTTCCTCCTGTAATAAAAGTCAAATTATTTAATAATTGACGAAAATAACATTTATTCTTTCCAGAAATTATCTCGTTTAAATAACGATTTTAACCATTCAGCAAAACTAAACCATATCTTTTTAATCCATTCTATCATTTGATTGAATGATTTTGACAAATTGAATTTACCAAGTGATTCAGGTCTAAATTCATTGTAACCTGCCCATAAATAAATTCCAACTGAGAATATGAGAACTACAATAAAAGTTGTAATAATCGCCCACATCGGAACAGGAACAGTCAAATAATCAAAATCTTTAAACTCTTTACGTTTCCATTTACTTTCAATTTCAGGATATAACCATTTACCAAATGAAACTAAATCAAGAGAATCATTCTCAACAAAATAATTTCTAATATCTATTTTTAAATCATATGATTCCGACCAAGTGAAAACGTGATTCCAAGTGACTTTCTTATCGTTATCGATATTAAAACAAACAACTAGCTCATTTTTTTGACCATTTTTCCAGTATGACTCTTGTAATTCACCAGTTTTTTCTGGCATATTTCTCCAAATTAAAACCCAAACACGAACTTGTTTAGACATACCTAACATACCATTTATCCAATCAAACCTTTTATATGCTTCTACTGGTATAACCGTGGCAATTTTTGACAATTCTTTAATATTGGTTTTATCTTTTGCTTTATTTAATAGAGTTGTATCTTCTTTATAGATAATTGCATCTAATTCATTATTCGTAACTTCTGGATAATCAATTAAACGATATAATTTCTTTTCAGTTTCCGTTACATCAGGATAGTTAAAAACGCTCTTCGAACACTGTAATTTATTCTTATATGTATGTTTTGAAGCATAAAATTCAAAGTTTTCATATTTGTTATTATAATCAACATAATACATATCACCATCTTGAGTATAATAATCACGATGCATATCAACAAAGATAGGAGATCCACCAAGTTTTTTCTCATAATAATTATATTGAGATTCAGATATATTAAGTGAACTACCATCATTCAAATAGGCAATATACCTATCAGGATGATAATCTCTGTAAGAACAATCGTAAGTTTCGGTACAATATTCAGTATTACCATCTTTATCAGTTCCACAAGGATATTCACGGGTACAAGTTTTAGTTATCCATTCGTCCCAATCTTCGTAATGTTCAGCTTTTACGATATAATTACCATAATATTCGTAGGCTTTGGTTAAAGAACTTTGACCACAACCTTTGAATATCAAAATTAAAATAATACCAACTGCAAATGGTATAAGACTTTCAATAAAAGTCAATTCATTTTTCCTTATACGATAAAATACTAAGAGAACAATAAGAGGTATTAAAAGTGCGAACCAGATTTCCATTATTTATATTTTTAAGGATTTAACAAAACGAGAACAAGAGAGATGAACTCAATCATCTCTCTTATTAAAATTAATCTTTCAATAAATTAATATCATTTTCTTCACCAGTGCTATATACTTCTTTGGTGACTTTTGATGTGATGATAGTTAATGTGAGTGTATCACTTTCATTGACAAACCATCTTGCAGGTGCTTTGCTGATATATGTTTTATATTCTCGGTTATAATCAAGCAATTTTGTCTGTTCAGCGAAAAATTCCTGACGATTGCTTTCAATAGCAGTGGCGAGTTTATCGTATAATGAAGCGGCTTCTTTTATATCAAAGGTTGGGTTGGATTCAGTAATCCATTTCATCAATGTACCATCACCTTTATCATAACGACCTTCAATAAGTGCAGGATATATTTCTTTATAAGCTTCTTTTGAAACTTCAAATTTTGCTTGTGCTACCTCGGCAGTCTGCTGAATAACTTTATACATTTTATCAAAATTGGCTTTACACTTTTCCTGTTGAGTGGTTACCAAATTCCGTTTGTCAATTTTGTTGTTGTCATAAGTAAGGTTCATAAAGAACACAATTACTACGAACAAGGCGATTACGCCCAATGTTACATACAATGCTGTTTTTTTCATTTCTCTTGTTTTTATTGTTAATTTATTAACTGTTTAAGTGTTTCAACCGAATTTTCAATCGTATTCATTAATAGTGAATAACACCTTTCAAAACATTTCTTTCAACTGTTTCCACATATTATTTCTGATTTTATATTTTAGAATCATATTCAGGATTAATGTATTTGGTCGATAAACGATTTGTATATTTGGTTCTAACAACGACACCTTCAACAATTTGACCTGTTTCTGCTTTAACTTGTTTAAAATAGTTTGTAGCGGCTTTAATTAATTCATCATAATTAAATATACCTTCAAATATTTCTTGTGTATAATCAAATCCTAATGCTTCACAAACGGTTTTAAGATTATGTTCTTGTCCGTAATGAATACGAGTAGCATGTCCAGATGACAAATCATCTACACCAAACCAGATAATTTTAACATCACCTTTAGCGTCAAAATTCATTTTATTACCAGAACCCTTATTACCAGCACCAATCAATTCACCACGTAATGCTAACTGAACATTGTTTACTTTACAATATTCGATTAATTTGTCAAGATAACCATATTTTTTACAGGTATCAACCCATACGTCACGTGCTTCGACAATAATTGGTTCAAATTGTTTTACTTCTTCTTCAGTATAGAATGTTTGTGTAAAGTCGTTATACCAACCTCGTTCTTTAGTTTCTCTATTTTGATAACGATGCAAAATAAATTCATCATCTTTATATGCGTCAATATATCTTTGATCCAATTTTTTTTCTTGTTGACGAGAACAGATACCGATTCTATCAATATCATTTTCAATTAAATAAAATATTGTTGCTGATGAACCATCTCGTTTGGTAGTGAATCCTAAAATTTCATTATCATCGGCTACTTTATTGATATGTTCATATAACATTTCACAACGAGTTTCATCTGTACCATATAAAAAATATGGTAAATCACCAGCAATTAAGCCATTTTTACCACCAGATGTTTCATTAGAATCATCTGCAACATATTTAATAATTTGTAATTTTTCTTGTAAGTTTGCTGTTTGAATTTCTCCTTTCGATATATCCATTTCATCTAATTCATCTTCATTCAAGAAATCATATACTATATTAACTGGTAATAATATTCCATTGCTATAGATTGGTTCGTTTTCACCTTCAAATTGAAAATTGAATTTAATTGCACGAACTCTACCTTTTTTACCCAATCTTGATTTCTTTTCATCACCATTAGGTGCATAATATTCTTTGAATAAATCTGTAGGAGGAATACAATAATCTGGTTGTATATATATTGCAGTATCTCCAATATTATATAAATTTTTTCCAACAATGATATTAAATTGACAAGATAGATTTTCAGAATCTTTTACCCTTGCAACTTGAATAGCATTAGCAGATTCACCGTTTTTATATACGGTTATTAATTTTTCAATTGTTACGATTTCTACTGATTTCATAATTTTATTATTTTGAACAAATATAAGAAATTAAAAAATAAAAAAAAAATTAAATTTAAATTTTAATATATATCATTATGTATTATATAGTTTATAAAACAACAAATTTGATTAATAATAAATATTATATTGGTTGTCATAAATGTAATAATTTAAATGATGGTTATGTAGGTTCTGGAAAAATATTGAAACGAGCAATTGATAAGTATGGTATAGAAAATTTTTCAAGAGAAATTCTTCATTATTGTAATAATGAAGAAGAAATGAAGGAAAAGGAAAAAGAAATAGTAAATGAAAAATTCATTACCGATTTAAATAATTATAATTTGAAAATTGGTGGAACAGGTGGTTTTGAAAAAGGCTATGTTATGACTACAACAGGAAGAGTAAAAATAGAAAAATTTGTCAACTTATGTGGTATCAATAAAGGAAAAATAGCAATTATTGATAAATATGGTAAGATAAAATCTGTTTCTGTTGATAATCCAAAAATAAAAAATGGAAAATACATTTGTTGTTTTAATAAAAATGGAACTATTAATGTTATAGATAAAAATACTAATGAGAAAAAAAGAGTATCAAAAGAAGAATACAATAAAAATGATAATTTAATATCAATTCATCATAATAAAATTTTAGCAAAAGATTTTAATAATAATGTAATTATTATAAACGATAATGATGAAAGATTCTTAAATGGTGAACTTGTTGGTTACACCAAAGGAAAAAACTATAATAAATCAGAATATGTGATTTATGATAACAATAATAATTTAAAATACCACATAATAAACGAAAATTTTGTAAAATTTTGTAAAAAATGTAATTTACCTTATGGTGCATTATTAAAATCATATCAAAACAATGGAACACCAATATATAAAAATGTTCTTTCTAATATGAAAAGATTGGAAAATATTGATATGATTAAATATACTGGTTGGTATGCTATAAAAATAAATTAAATTGAAGATTGAAATATCTGAAAATATACGAAGAATTTAAGATTGGTCAAAATAGTGGTAGTTACATTGTAATGGTATCCGAAGGAGATAAAAAATATTTTATCAATAGTGCTGGTCAGCTTACATATTTTGACATCAATCAATTAGATGATGTTGTTAATTTTACAACAGATAGTAACATTATGCCTTATTCGCCAAATAAACCAATGGTTTTTATTTATAAAAAACAAGCAAATGAATATATTGAACATATAAAAAAACACAATTTAACAACATATCGAACCACATACAAAATAATTGACATAGATAAATATCAATTTGACCCAGAAGTGGTTTTGGAAAACAAAAAATTTAAAAAACCAGATTTTACCAGAAGAATTGATATGATTAATAGTATAAATTATAAGGATTATCAATTTAAAGTAAAATCGATAGAATTTAAAGAACCTGATAATCTCATTGAATATAATAATATACTAGTTAATATTGAAATGGTTTTACCTATTCATGATGGTGAAGGTGTCGGATATAGTTATTTTTATTCTGCTTATAAAAATAAAAAATGGACCAAATTCAAATATATCTATCATCAGGGTTATGTAATACCAAAAGAAATTAAAAACCAAATAATTGATATTTTAAATAATGATGTTGAATTCAATCCAGAAGTAGTTTTGGAAAACTTTGAATCAGGAATATTCAAATCTGTGGTAGATAGTAAAGAAATGATATTTAATTTGGATATTAAATATAAGGAATGTACTGAAATAAATTTAATTTATAATGATAAAATATGGGATAATTTATCTGTAACCACACCTGATAGTGTAAAATTAAGCAAGAATGAATTTTATTTAAACCCAGAAATAAATAAAAATATAGTTAAAGAATTAAGAGAACAGGGTTTCATAACCAAGACAGGTAAAAAAACTTTAGCAGGTGACAAAGAAACTGAATCCTATTCATTGAATATATGAAAAAGGACTCCAACTTTTAATATATAAACTTATAATAATTGTATAAGATGAAAGATTTAGATTTAATAGGATTTAAAAGTTTTAGACAATCAATGAAAAGGGATATAATTTATTGTCCTAAATTGAATGAACAAGTTGATTTGAGTGAATTAATACCTAATTTTCCTGTTAACAAAAAAATTAACTATAGTGATAATTTAATAATCAAAGCCATAGAATATGGAATGATAATTCAAATTTATTATAAAGGGGATAAAGATGATGGTGTCGGTGGTGAAAGAATTATTTACCCTATGGTTATAGGTGTTAACCGTAATACTAAAAACACACTTATAAGAGGGTGGCATTTAGAAGGTTATTCATATTCAGGTAAAGGAAAAGCTGAAAAAGTTTGGAGATTGTTTAAAGCAAGTAATATAAAATCTATGATTTTTACTGGTAATTTTTATCGTATGGCACCAAATTCATACAAGATGAATGATAGGATTATGACCGAGAGAATTATCAAGGCGGCAGATTTCAATGTGATTAGAAGAAACCAGGATAAATTAGTCAAATCAGGTGCAATTCAAAAAGAGGAAGAAGTCAAATTCAGTCCAACACCAGCAGAAGTATCAAAAATTGAAATTAAGAATACTGGAACTGTCTTGGATTTGAAATCTCCTTGGGAAAATGAATTGATGAAAAAACTAAAAATGAATCCAAAAACTATCAAACTATCATTTCTTAAAAGTGTCCTTGGAAATGAATGGATTGCGATTATTGGAGCAATTGGTACAAAAGACAGAAGTGTTAAAGTTTTTGAAGAAAAGAAGTTATTAGGAACGTACAAAACAGTGGAAGCATTTACCGCAGATCAGATAAATAAATTTAAAACTATAAAAAATCTTCATGAATTTGACTTGTATCAATTTATAAAGAAATTGTAATATATGACACAAGATAATTTGAATATGATGCTTGAAAGAAATAACATTTCACCCGCAATCAAAAAGATCATTCAAAAGAAAATGCAACCTGTAGTTGATTTCACCAATTTTATGATTGATAAATGGATATTAACCGATGATGAATTTGAGGATATATTTAGAGATTATCTTAGTAAATTTATGCCGAAAGAAATTGAAGATGTAGTCGAGATGATTAAACATCGAGGTAAATTAATTAAAGAATTCGCTGAAAAGAATGAATATTATCAATCTGAAGAAATATCGAAGGCAGATGTTAATTATACACTATTTATTTGTGGACTTATATCTTTAGATGAATTTCTTAGAGATGATACTTCAAGAGTTATTTAATATTATACTTTTCTTGATTTTCTTCTACCCAATCACCCCAAGTAGTTACAACAAACTTTTCATCATTAACATCATAAATTATTGTAGGATTATAAGTATCTCCCATATTGATATATAATGCAACGGTATCATCCCAATATTTATGGGTTTCAGTTCGACCAATAATAGCTTCAACACCATAACCTTCCATAATGAAATTTAATTTTTCTATTATTCTATCAGCACCTCTATCAGTCTTATCCCAAGTGGAAATTATTTCAATGATTTCTTCACTCTCATAAGGAAACGTTTCGGTTATTTCTTCATTTAAATTGTCATCATTATATTCTTCGAATAATCTTATGTGTTTCATAATTATTTTTTTATATGTTTAGAAAAGTCGCTTCTTGTCGAGGACTTTTAGCTTTTTTGGTTGAACCAACTAAATTGAAACCGATTGTTGGTGCGGGTGTTTTAGTATAAAATTTCACACCTTTTTTCTTTGATTTCTTAGATTCACAAAGTTCCTGATATGTTTTAAGATATTTCATATCATTATATATAAAAAATAAAAGCCGAAAATTTCTTTTCGGCTTTTCGATGGACAGGATTCGAACCTGTGGACTCTTTGGTATAGGTAATGCACTACCACCGCCCGAGTTCTAGCGTCATATCAACATTAAGCCACTCTGTCACCAACAGTTTTTTAAATTAATCTCTCATAGAAATAATTTGACTGATATACATTAAATCTAATTCTTTTTTCATAAATTTGTGTTTTGATTAGTAGTTTCGGGTTTTTTCTTTTCTTTTTTCGGTTTAACTCTATCGTAATCGATTACAACATTAATTCTTAATAATAAATTAGAACGTGTAGTTGCATTGATTAATAAACCTTTTTCTTTTATTCTTATTAAATCCTTATCTTTTGTTAAAGGTGGTATTTTAATTTTCAATCTTTTATCATCAAGATGATCGTGTATGTAATCGAAACCATCAATTGCATCTTGATAATGAACATTCAAATTAAACAATAAGCCTTGATTAGTTCGTTCATAACGATTATCATTTTTAAAAATGACATTTAAAACAGCATTACCACGCTTATTATGATAATATTTTGAGTAATGACCGTAACCTCTCAAATATTGAGTCATTGAATCTTGAATTTGATAGATATTATCTAATGAAAAAGCAACTTCTTTTGGCATAATTTTTTCACCATTACAAGTCGTGCAAGTTCCTGTGTGTATTATACCTTTACCTTGACAGTATTTACAAGTAATTCGATAATTATCATAGCCTTTACCATCACAAACTTCACATTTTACTGAATTGGATGTTGGATCAAAACCAGTTCCACCACAAATTTCGCAATGCTGCATTCGTATATATTTAACATCAATTTTCCTATTATTATAAATATCAGTTAAATTAACAATAACATTGATTTGAATATCGAGATTTTCAATGAATTCTTGTTGCCTTCGACGACCACCAAACATCATAAAATCAATGATTTCATCGTGAGTCATATTGGCAAAATCTGGACCACCAAAACCACTAAAATGAATGTTCTGAAAGCCTGAATTTGGTTGATAATTCGCACCATTTGGACTCTGAATATCATATTGTTGTTTTTGCTTTTCATCAGAGAGTACGGAATAAGCATTATTTATTTCTTTGAATGTTTCTTCATTTCCACCAACATCTGGATGATGTTGCTTTGAAAGAGAACGAAATGCCTTCTTTATATCTTCTTGTGAAGCAGTCTTTTCAACACCTAATATTTGATAATAGTCTTTATTTAGTTCCATAATTATTCTTCTTCATCATATTCCATATAGTTAATTATGATTGCAACAATTTCTCCATTTTTTGTTTGATATTTGCAATCATATGAACCATCACCCCAACCACTTCTACTCACAACACCAAATGGTATAACACCTGCTTGGTGATCTACTCCTAATGTAGTTACACAACACATACCATACCAATCTTCATCATTCCATTTACTCATAACAGGTACAGATTCGTTATTTGAATTATTATGAGGATAATAATAATCTTTATATTCAAAAATAAAATCTTTTGGTATTATAGTACTATCATTGTAATATTTTAAATCGAATGCACCTGCCTGTCCTGAATCCACACCAACCGTGAATTTGGCTCTATTACGCAAATCATTCTCATTAAGTTTAATATCTGAATGATAACATATTAATGATGATATACGACCTTCATCATCTGAATAACCAGCAATTGCTCTCCATATACCTTTTTTACAATTTTCTAATTGACCAGAACACCAAGTATTTAATTCATAACAAGGGTCTGAAATCACAAGTGTTCCACTTTCACAAGTAAACTCACCTAATTCTTTTCTATTAAATTTATTTTTCATTATAATGATATATTAAACATTAAATATACTTTTTTAGCCCGTGGATTAAATACTAATGAGGTATTTACAGGTATTGATGCATTATCAAAATCAATTGAATTATGATAAGTCAGACCTAAATTAACCAATCCACTTTCATTCATATAAAAATCACTATTTTCACTTAAAACTCCTACATATATGTCAAATTTTTTAGCAAAATATTTTGCTTCAAGATATGTAACATATTTATCTTTATCTAAAAAACCATAAAATAATGTGGAATAAGTAATTTGGAAAGGAAAATCTTCAGTATTACCAATAAGTATATCAAAGGAATAAGTATGAAAACCTGTTGAATCGTTTTTATATATGATTTTTATACGCCAGTCGATTTTTTAAATTCGGATTATTTCAATTACTCTTAATTTGAAATAATCGAGTGGATTATAACCAACATATAAATCAACTTCATTATAACCATCGATGCTCATTACTCCAAAAGTTCCAAACTCGAAATTTTTGTAAGTTGTTGTTATCCAAGGTTGTGTGTTGAAACTGTTGCTATAAAGAGAACCTCTATACAAATATTTTGTATATAGGTCAGCACCTCCTGAAATGGAGATTTTGTCTTTTGTTTTGGTTGTGTCTTGTGACATTAAATTGATGCTAAAAAGCATCGCAAATATAATAACTAATAGTTTTTTCATTTTATTTTATTTAAGTTTATAAAGTTACTTCTGGAACTGATTCAAAAGGTTTTTCAACATCACCATCACCAACATCAATATCATCAGATATTTTAAGATTTTTATCTTTCAATATTGTTAATAGTTTTTTCAAGGTTGTGTCATCGAGTACGTTATATGTATCAAAATCAAAACCATATTCATACTTTCTTGGGTTATCCAATAATGTTTTAAGATAATCTCCATAATTAATATATTCTTTCATATTATTTTATTTTCTTTTCAAGTTCATCAATTTTATTTTCAAGTTCTTTGAATTTTTTATTTGTTCTACGCAAGATTATTTCTTTGGTTGAAATACAGAAAAGTAATATAGAATTGAGTAAATAAAGATAATCAGTCCAATCAAATACATTTTCTGAATGATATACAAAACAACCAAAAAATAATACACCAAAGATAAAATAAAACACTACATTAAACATAATTATCCTTTCCTTCTTCAATATTAAAAACTCTTTTCAATTTCTCTTTACGAATTCTTCTTAAATTTTCTCCTGATGTCATATCAAGAAAATATGCAGTCGTTGATTTGAAACCGACTTTCCAACCAAGACTGTTCATTATATATACATAATCACTATCAATATCCACAACATTGTAGATTCCGTGATTTTTAACGCCATAATCTTTATCGCTTCTGATACAATAAATTTGGTCATTGATTTTCACACTCATATCTTTTCTTCTGTTTTTTTGTAATAATCGGGATATGTATGAGCAAAATACCTACTTGCAGGATAATCAAATATCTGAAACATCGAATTACCATACTTCACACCTTCATCAAAAGAATCAATAATTTGTTGCCTTTCAATGTGTTTCAATTCTTGTAATTTTTCTAAAATTTCGTTCATATCTTTATGATTATCAACGAACTCAATCATTTGTTGTATTGCAGTTTTCATAGTTTTATTTTGTGTTAAATTGTAATTTCTGGGTCTTTTTCTGTAATTTCTTCCAACGCTCTTTTCAAAGCAGATTCTAATGCATCTTCATAATGTTCAAAAAGTTCCGTTGTAGTAATATTTTTAGGTGGGTATCTCTTATAAAGAATATAACTATAACCAATTAAATTACTACTAACAATTACATCGATGTGATGTTTTTCACGAATCCATTTTTGGAGAAATGATTGTGTTGGTGCTGGTATGGCTATTTCTTTCTCGAAAAGATATTTTTCTTCCAAGTCAAGTCGTTTATCACTTAACCAATAAACACCACAATGGTCAAAAAAGTCATCAATGCCTTTTTCAACTGCGAGTTTAGAAACATCAAAAGAAATTAATTCTTCTCTCATAAGGATATTTTTAAAATATAACTTCAGGATCAAGTTCTGGTTCAACAAAATAACCAGTTCTTCGTTTAAAACCTACAATCAGACCTTTATCATTTATGATATAAACAAAATCATCATCTACTCTAACAACCAAATAAGAATTTTCGGCGATAATACCATAATCTTTATCGGTTCTAAGACATTTTAAACATTCATTAACCTTTATTTCTGATATATTTGCTCTTTTTATCATATTTTTTATTTTACGAAACAAAGATACAAAAATTCTATAAGAAATAAAAATTAATTACATTTTTTCAATTCTTTTAGTAGCCAAATCGAAATAAGTTTTATCTAATTCAAATGCAATCCAATTTCTATTGGTGTTAGTACACGCAAGAGGAATAGTACCTGACCCAGATGTTGAATCCAAAACAAGATCGCCTTCATTTGAATATGTCTTGATAATATATTCAGATAGTTCCAAAGATTTTTGAGTTGGATGTATTGAATTTTTTGGTCTGATGAAATTCAAAATTGATTTTGGATATTTTTGTGTTGAGCCTTTTCGAATATCATCTTTTGTAGAATCATAATAACCATAATTGTTATTTGTTCCTTCTTTGAATTTATATTTGGAACCTTTAGAATGCAATGGACAACCTGTTGTGAATTGAGGATTAAAAGTGCCTAATTTTTTATAAAATACTAAAATATCCTCATGGCATCTTAACATTTGTCTGTTTGCATTTAAAAAACCAGAAACAAGAACTTTATTCCAAACTAGATTATATCTCCACCATCTTTCATTAGATAACATTAATTTAGCTGTAAACATACCTTGTGAGTGAAGGATCACTGTTCCTTTTGGTTTCAAAACTCGTTTATAATCAATCCATAGTTGTTCCAAGTTAATTGATTTATCCCATTTATTATGTGTTTGATTACCATAAGGTAAATCTGTATAAATTAAATCAACTGAGTTATCCTCAATCATTTTGTGACCATCAAAACAATCGATATTATATAATTTATTTCTTTCCAAGAGTCATGCTTAATTTTTTAATATTCTCAAAATCATCTAATAATTCATCATCCTTTAAATTAGTGATATGTTCGTATATCATTTTGTCAATATCATATGCTTCTTCTGATAAAATGACACTTTCTATTTTATCTTCACCTTTATATTCTATTTTATTGAAGTCAAATTTAGATAAGTAAATATCCAATTTCAATTTTTTTTCGTTTAACAGCGATTGATCTACCGAAACATCGATATAATTCTTTGATATGTATTCTTTTTTAGTTTCCAAATCTTTCAAGTCTTCAATTGATTTAATTTCAATTTTTTCAAATTTTGGTGAACTATTATTTTCAATAAATTTATGTTTTTTTGATTCCGTATCAATTACAAGAAACCCTTTATTTGTTGTCCAATCTCTATCTAACTGATAAGGAGAACCTACATTAACAATAGTATCATCAATTTCATAATTATTATAACAACCACAATAAGAAAAATATTTTTTTAATATCTCTTTAACTATATCTACATTATGATTTTTATAATCTGAATTAAATAATACTATTTCCTGTAAATCATTTAAATGATTGAGTGTGTGATTTTTAGAATATGGAATAATTGTAATATTGTTTATGTTTGTTTTTGAATCAATGATTTCAATATTATTAAAATTTTTAAATATACTCAAGGTATTGATTTTATTGTCTATTGATTCAATGCTCTTATCAAGTTTACCAACCATTAATTTAACAGGTAGAATTTGGCTAATTTTTTCAAATATAATTTGACATTTGTTGAAAATATTAACATTAATATTTTGACTATCAAAGAAATTACCGAGATGAATTAAAATGTCATCTTTGGATGCGGTTTTTTGTATAAATGGAATAAAAAATTGATTGAAATAATCTAATTGTGTGTTTAGATGTTTCTTGTTTTTGAAGCCAAATAATGTATTAGAAATAAGGAAAACTTTCATAATATGAATAATTTTAATTTATATGAAAGTTTAAATTAAAAGTTTAGATAGTAATTTCTGGATCTTCTTCTTCGGGTTTTACAGCTTCCCATTTATCGATTTCAGATAAAATTTTATCTATTGTTGTGGTTTCTTTTACTTCACGACCTTCTGTTTCGTCCAGAATTAGGACTCTTTTAGACCAGTAATATGCTCTACTATCGGTTATATTCGGATTTGATTTCAAAACCCATTCTCTACGACCAAAATCACTTAACCATAAAGATGTATCTTCTAAATCGTAATCTTCTAGAATAACTTCTGGATCTTCTTCTCTAATTTCTCCTAAAATTACAAAATCATCAGAGCCAGTTATTAATCCCAAAGTACTTCCATTATCCCATTTCATATGGAGTGTACCCGCAGAATCAATAGCATCAATTGTGCCGAGTTCACCAGACTTTGGACCATATTGATCATTCATATTTGTCAACCGAACTCGTTTACCTACTAACAAACTTAATAAATCTTTATTACCAATAAATGATTGATTATATAAATTAAATATGTTGTTAAATTTTTCATCAGCAGTGAAATGAATTTCATATCCATTACTCAATGAATAATTGATGTAATCTTTTTCTAATTGTGTTAGATTTTCTTTAATAAAATTTCCGTATTTCTTCATTATTCACCGCTTGGATTTGCATTATTTTGCAAGATGTTATAATTCAATGCAATCCATTCGTGTGCTAATCTCAACAATTCATCATAAGAAATCTTATGAACATCTGTTTCATCTTCTACTGTATTGGTTAAAATATATTCATCGAATGAATTAGCATAATAATATGAATCGTCTGTTAAAAATGGATACTCACTGATTACTTCATCATATGCAGATAAATTTTCATTAAGTTCTTCAAAAGTTTTTAAGTGTTTCATAAGATTATATATTAAATTATAATTTCAGGATCTTTTTCATTTATATCTATGAAATCTACAACAGAAACTTTCGACATATTAAGGAAAGGAAAAATATTGATTTTTTCTTGTGCTTCTTGTTCAGTATTAAATAATGCTGGTTTGTCTTTAGAATTAGTTAAACATAAAAAACGGTCTCCTGAATTAGTTTCAATCATAAATACATATTTAAAATCTTCTCTATATTCACTAATTTCTTTGATGTTTGGATTATCTATCGATATATATCTTCTTGTTTTATTGTTAACATCAAGATAATAATGAAAGCAATCACCATATTGATCTTTATAAAATAGTAATATGATTTTCGGATTTTCAGATTTACTCTCAAATGTTATATCTGGATTTTTTTCATAAAGTTTTTCCAATTTATAAACGGTACAAACACCATGTGGAAAATTTTTTAATATATCTTCTCGTTTATTACACGTCGAAGTAATTAAATATCTTCGGATCTAATTTACTATGTGTATAGCAAGAATATGTACCATTATGATCTGAAATTACAGTCCTTGCTGTAATCGTTGGATTTTCAGGTGTAAACTGTGATTGTTTAACAAACCAACAATGGCTGAAACCACTACCGCCTTCATCATCACTGCCGTCGTAATAATAAGAATTGTTTTGATTAGACTTCCATATTAAAATATATCCAAATCTGATTTGATTTAAATCCTCATATGTTTTTAAGTGTTTCATATTTAATGAAATCAAATTATTTTTTATTGCCTAATAATTTAGCTTTTTCTTCATCAGTGAGATTAGCTTCTTCTTCTTCCTCTGTTTCATATTTAACACCACGTTCATCCAAGATTTCTTGAATTTCAAGTTTTTGAGCGTCTGTATATTTTGTAGAACGTAATTTTTTCTTCAATTGTTCTGATGAATCTTTTTCAAAATCTAAATTACGTGGAATTTCTTTTTCAGATTTTTTACCGAAATCTGGATTTTCTTTATATGTAATTTCAAATTCAATTGAAACTGAAGGAACATCTTTATCATCCTTTATTTTTTTTGCTTTTGATTTTCTTTCGTCTGCTTGTTCTTTTGTTTCAGTGCATTTCAATGTTACAAACCATTTTCTCTTATTAGCAACATTTTCAGAATATTCTGCTTCTAATTTTTTACCATAATCGATAGTAGCATCTAATGGTGTAATTTGAAATTTAATCGAAATAGGAATATCATTTTTGTATGTGAACTGAGGTTTATGAACTCTATCAAAAATATCACCTAAAATAGATTTTACTTCTTTTTCTATTTCGGATTTAAGTGATTTTTCTTTCTTTTCTTTTTTAGCTTCTGTTATAAAGTCAATGTAGTTTTTAAGATTTTTCATAATCAATGATTATTTTTTTATTATATATTAAATCACAAATATCATTTTTTCAAAATAATATATAATAAAAAACATATTAAATTAATGTACAATAAAATATATGATTTTTGTAAAGTTAAAAGCGTACCAGTTCATTCACTTGGTTTAGAACCATCACCAAGAGTTAAATTTTTAACTAAATTATGTGATGATAATGGATTAAAGTATGAATTGGATATTTTTCCTTTCGATAAAAAAACGAATCTCTATAATATTGTCTTACTTGGTAATAGCGATAAAATGCTGATTGCACATCATGATATTGTTAACCCAAACAGTGATAATGCCAATGATGACTCAGCATCAGTTATTAATTGTTTAGCAATTAAAAAAATGAGACCAGATGTTAATGTAGTTATTACTGATTGTGAAGAATGTGGTACAAGAGGTGCAGCGCAATTAGCAAAAAGAATAAAAGCAGGTGATTATGGAACAATTGCTTGGGTGTTGAATTTAGAACTGACAGGTAAAGGGGGCGAGTCTTTCTTTATGGGTAATTATCCTGGCGCATTGTATAATTTATTACTCGAAAAATTTAATCCGTTAGTTGTTAACACCCCACCAAATGATTCAATTATATTGAGAAATAATAGTATAGATTCTGTTGTGGTAACAACATTACCAAAACGATCAGATGAAGATTTAAAAAAATTACTTGCTAAAATAAATAAAGAAGAACAAGAAGATAATGAAAGACCAGAATTTACTTACGGTGATTATTGGGGTGGTATTAATAGTTTTAATGCCTTCAATCAAAAGAAAAAGAAAAGAAAACTTCTTAAACCAAAACCTGGCTTTAAGTTTTGGGGATTTGAATTTGATACAGGTAGAAAAGAAAAAGTAGAAACACCAGAAGAAAAAGAAGCAAGAGAAAAAATAGAACAAGAAAAGAAAGAAGCCGATAAAATAAAAAGAATTGAAAAAAATAAAGTTCGTTATGATGAACAAAGGGGCAAAGCTGCAATGAATTTTGCTTATTTATGGTATTGTCATTCTATGAAAGATTCACTTAGTAGTATTGACCCTGCAGATATGAAAATATTTTCAGAAAATGTAGTATTAAAATTATTATAAACATATGAAACGTATAAAAACATTCAAAGAATTAACCGAAAAGAAAATTCAAATCGATGACGAAAGAAATGATGAATTAATCGTTCAAGATGATGAAAAAGACGTTGAACCTGTTAAAAAAGGTAGAAAACGAAAAGAAGCACTAACTATTACAGGTTGGAAATCTTGGTAAACTACGAAATAATTAATTGAAATTTCAATTGACCACAATCATAAATTCTATAAATATTTAATTTTTTCATAATCTGATTTTCTGTAAGATTATCAACATTTTCATAAATTATTTTTAATTTAGATTTTTTAAAATTCTGTTTATGCAACCTCTTATTATTAACCAAATATTTATAACTAACATCAGATTCAGAAATTAAATCAAAATTATTTTTAATGTAAAGATTTCCATCACTCCATTCCTTATCAGCATATGTTATAATTCTACTAACATTATTACATTTTATAAAATTTGTTAATAATTTTGAAAAACCACCAACAATATTATAATGTAACTTACTACAAAATCTATTTAAATTCCATTCAGTATCATTCAATTTTTTTCTTCCTTCAAATTTATCAAACGTCATCAAACTAATCAATTCATTTTTATAAAATAATCCATATTTTTTACTAGAATGAATGAAACCTTGAATATGATTTGTATTTAAAAAATTCCTAATTATATTAACATCAGTTATTTCATTAAAAACACACTTTCTTGCCCATACTTTGTGTTCGGTAATATTTAACCAGTTCTTAATTTGACTCTTTATAATATCATTTTTAAAATCCCAATCATCTTCCCAAATAAAATATATTCTTATTCCTAAATTTTTAAAATAATTTAATTTGTCAATATGTCTATCTTTAGCAGAAAACTTATTACTATGCCAATATAATCCATTAAATTCAAATCCTATTTTTTCTTTTGGTAAATAAATATCAATTTCTAATGAATCTCTATAATTTTCAATTATCTCATCATTATAAATTGATTTGATGTAATTCAATAATTCTTTTTCTTTAATTGAAACATTTTCATTTATAGGATAACATTTAGTACATAATTTATTATTTCTTGATTTACGTTTGAAATAATTATCAGTATCTATTTCAAAATTATGATCATATCCACAATCACAATTAAATAAATTTATTCTACCACCAATATATCTGATATAGTGTCCATCTTTACCAATAATCATATTATGTTTTCTAAAATCTTCCGAAAACATAATATTATCAACACCATATTTTTCTAACATAGTATTTCTTATTCTATTTTTTACATTTTCATTTTGTGAAGGATATTCGAATCCATATTTATCTAAATTAGTCTTTTTAATTTTTTCTTTAATTTCATCTAATAACATCAAGTTAATAGTTCCATATTTTTCTAATATTGTATGTTTAACTTTTTCCTTTAAAATATCTGAATTATATGTAAATCCACCATAATTTCTATTGATAGTTTGTTCTTTTAATTGTTTTATTTCCTTTAATTGAGATATATTTTCAACACCATAAATATCATTAACAGTCTGTATTCTTAATTTATTAGATATTTCAACATCTTCATTACTTCTATTTTTATGTGTATTACTTATTTTTTCTTTTTCTATTTTAGATAATTTTTTATCTTTTTTCTTTTCTGAAACTTCTAAAATTTGTGATACGTGATTAACACCATATTTTTCTTTTAATGTTTTTTTAGATTTATTTTTTACATCGGCTAACTTATTAGTACTATCAACACCATATTTTATTATATTGTTTTCTTTGACTTTTAATGCACCACATTTACAACAACAAGAAAATTTACCATTACTCTTTATGTTACGATTATATTCTTTAAATGATATTTCTTTTTCATTATCACAATAATCACATTTAGCAATTATTATCTTACTCGAACCTAATGATAAATTATCCACTTTTGATATTAACATACTTTATATATTAAAAATTATTTGGTGAAAAATGTAATATATTTGATTTATTTTCCTTATTTTTAAAAAAAAGAAGCCACTATAATAGTGGCTTCTAAGATTACTCCCAATTAGTTGGAAATCGTTTAAACATTGTCATCATCCGAGTCAAAACTAAAGAAATCGTCTTGATTGATTGAACCAGATGTTGCTGTTTCGTTAGCAGATGTTTTGTCTGGATTTTTTGCAGAAGATGTTGCTAATGACATATCATGTCCAGTGAGGATTGCTAAGATATTATCTACCTTAGTTCTCATTCCATCGTCCCATTCTTTTGGCGTATGATCGCTTAAATCTACATCACGAGTTAACAAAAATTCCATAATTTTCTTCTTTGCTTTATCGTTGTTGATTTTACCTTCTGAATCAACTGGTGCAGTTTTGAATTTTCCTGTTTCAGGATCAAAGATCTTGATAGGAGATACTTCCATAAATTGTGATGCATCATAATTTTGAAACTCTCCCTTAGATTTGATAATCAACTTGAAATCTTTTCCTTTTGCCAAGTCAAATACATTACATTCTTCACCAGAAACATCACCAGCACGTTCAGATTTAATTTTTTCTCTAATCGAATAGCCGAATGGAAATACCATAATTTTACCAACTAATTCTGGTTTTTGTTCATCTTCTATAATCAATACATAAGAATAATACTTAGTAGTTCTGTTGATAAGTGCAGCTTTTTCAACATCTGCCTGATTTTTAGAGTTTTTCATTTTCCAGTACATTGTACACATAGGACAATTATCTGTGAAATTTTTGTTACAATCATAGTAACCTGCTAATTGTGGTTCGTTTTTAAAATCGACATAGTGAACGTGTTTTTCAACAGCACTTGGTCCAATTTTTCCGTCTTTCATTAAATTAGGTAAAAAACGTAAAGTAGCTCTGTAACCTATTTTTTTATCCTTCGATTCTTCAAGCTTGGGTCTATAAATCCCATCAAGGTTTGTTTGTTTATTGTCGAAAACCGACATTGTTTCATCTTTTGCATCTATTCCACCGAATAGAAATTCATTTGCGTCTACATTTGCCATAAATTAATTAATCATTTTTTGTATAAAAAGCCTAAAAAGCCTTATAATGTTGATTTTTATAGTTGCTCAACCAACTTAACTATATAATCAATTCTCGAAAAAAAGTTTTAATTTTTTCGATAATGAATATTTATTGCCAAAATTGACATTACTAATAAGTTTATAAGGATTGTTAGTGATTATAGAAAAGAGAGAATACTCCTTCTGTGAATTGTCATAATTTTTAATCAATTGCTTCATAAATCCTAAAATGCCTTTAAATCTTTTAATGCCTTAATAATATTATATATTAAACTAAAAAAGTGACTTTTTTCCACTTTTATTTTCTTTTGTAGTGTGATACCATCTTGTTTTAATTTTGATGAAATAATCATCAGTAAACCGAACCACCCAACCCTCTTTATCAGTTAATGTTTTAGATTCCTCTAATATTTCATTGATGTTTTTAAAATTTTCTCTTTTAATTACTGGAACTTCTGTTATTTTATTTGTGTTTAAATATTTTCCAGTTGTATTATCTCTTAATTGAATTAATATTAATTCCTCTTTTCCTTTATAGTCAATAGTCATTTTGGTTTTTTCTGAAATGTATTCAAAAATGGGTTGTTGTTTCCTTTTCAAGCATTTTTCAATAAATTTAAGATAATTTGACTGATCTAAATATTTATTTGCAGCAATATTAACATCACAATCAAAACCAGTTTTCAATTGTGAAATAATTTCTTTATTAGGTAATTTAACATAGGTTATCATATAACCATCTTCTTTGGTTGTAATATCTTTAATCTTTTTATCTTTCAATTTCTGATATGAACAGAAAGGATATTGATTAATCTCCCAAAATTTATGTAACATTAAATGATGATTAAAAATATTACCTCTATCATCAAAAATATATGAAATACCTTTCAATTCTAATGCGTTAATAGAAATTCTTTCAGGAAGTGGAAGTATAAAATTATTAAACTTTGCTTCTCGATAACCAAAAATACTTATTCGATATGAATCAATTAAATGTGATTTTTCTTGAAAACAACCTTTCGGATTAGTTTCAACAATTTCAATACATTCGTGATATGTAGGTATATAAAAATCCATATTAGATTTTTAGAAAAAATAAAAAGAAAAGTTTAATTAGTAACGACTATAACCTGAATTTTTGGATTCTCTTTCAGAACTATAATCACGATTAGGTCTGGATTTCTTTAACATACCATTGAATGTTTCCCTATCAATATCATTCTTTTTGAGTAATTTATCAATGTATGCTACTTCACAATATGAATCGTTCTTGAAATGAGCTGCACCATTTGCATATCCAATATATGTTCCATAGAAAATAGCACCTATCATTGATTGTGGATCAGTTTGTTGTTTCGTCCAATCAACAAATTGAACCAAACAATAATCACCTTCTTGAACATAATCTAACCAATAATCTTGATCTCTTGCAATACACCAGTTAGTTCCTTTACCTAAATTCGCAGTACAATCGTATGAAAGGTGTTTGATTATAGTTAAATCTTCACTGTCAAAAAGTAATTGTGCTTCCGAATCATCTTTAATTTTATCCATAAATACTTCTTTATTAGAAACGGATGATAATAAATTATTAATTGCTTTAGTGATTGAATCTCTTGTTTTATAGGCACTGATTTTTTTGAAGAATGTAGTTAAATTAATTTTATTTTCTTCATCATATTCGTGCATTTTGATAAGTGATTCTTTTGTTTTAGTATTGAAATTAACCATCAACAAATCTTTCTGAGTTGGTGGAAATCTTCTCAAAATATTCATTACTTTCTGATCCCTCTCAATCAGATTGAGAGCATCTTCTAATGTTTCGATATCGGTATAATCAATTACATTTTGAGGTAGTTCATCTAATATACCTTTCAATTTGTGTAATCTATAATATAATCTGTGTATTGCTGCGAAAGAAACTTTTTTAACAAACATCAAATGAGTAAAAAAACCTAAGTAGCCATTTTTTGCTGGTAATGTAATTTCTCCTTCACCATTACAATAATCACATATTCTTTCTGTTTTTATGCCATCTTCTTCAATTCTGATATTTCCTTTTCCATGACAAATTATACATTGTTCCCTATGTTTTTTTAACAAAGCTACTAAACGCAAGTAATTTTTATCACTTTCATCTTTTTTCAAACTTTTCAAAATTTTAAGTGAAACATTTCTATTCTCTCTAACAAAGGATGCAAAAGATGAGAATCTATACTTTTCATTAATATATGAACGAACTTCTTTTATTTTTCTTATGTCTAAATTTTCAACTGCTTCATCTAATTCTGTATCAAGTTCTTGACGGGACATAGCACCATAATCATTTAAAAAATCAGAAGAATATCTTTCATCTATTTTATCAATCACACCATAGACAATTTCATCTAAAAATTTATCACCTTGTGGGTTTTGATTAATAATATTAGTAATCTTTTTACGAAATTTATCTATTGGAAATTCAATCATTTCATTAATAACTAAATCTTTAATTCCAGAATAACGATTGATGCTTTCATTTTGATTTAGTCTATCAAGTAAAAAATTTTCAAAATTTACATACACATCAAAATTTAATCTGATTAAATCTTTTAGATGTTTGGAATTAATATTTTCAATTTTTTCTTTGAGTGCTGAATATATGACTTTTTTAGGTTTCATATTTGTAATCTTTTTTTCAAATGTAATTTCTGGATCTTTTTCTAATAATTTAAAATTTTGACTGATAGAATTAACATGAATATAATATTTTTCATACTCATCATTCATCAAATAATAACCACTATCTTTCTTTTTATCAATTATTTTATAGACATTACCTTTAGTAAAATACGTTGTTACAATATCACCATAACTATTCATATCAGAAATTGTATTTGTACACATAAATTCATCACCAATATCATACGATCCTTTACCAATTTCGGAATTTATGTATTTGATAGCTTTCGGTGTTATAACATATTTCAACCAAGTCTTACTGGGTTTTTGTTTCGGTGATGTTGTAATTTTAACTTGATCACCATCTATCAATTTTCTTGAAATATTATAGGCAAAATATTTTTTGCCATCACGATGTTGAATTTCTGCACCAGAACATTTATTACCTATCTCTGAATGAATTAAATACGCAAAATCAAGTATTGTTGAACCGAATGGTAGTACTTTTACTTCACCTTTTGGAGTGGAGATATGTATTTTATTTTCAAAATACATATCAATATCTTTTTCACCCAAAGTGATTTCATTACCATTATTATCTATTGAGACATACCAACCTTTATTTCCACTTTCATCAATATCATAATAATTGCCTCTAGTGAATAAAACATCATCATAATCACCAATATAATCTTGAGTACAAAGAAATTGAGCCATATTTTATATTTTTCAGTTTATCTTTTTTTATATATAAAATAAAATTAATCAAATTTTTAATGGCTAATAAAAGTCAAAGTATAGACCAATCATTTAATAATACCACGGATTTCACTTCTAATGCAGTAAAATTATTACCAAAAGTTGAAAATTGGAATAGTTGGATTAAATTATACACCGAAGTAAATTCAAATATTAAAACTGGTGATAAAGTTGTAATTTCTTGGTATAATTTCGGTTTTATATTGAGTGGTCTTACATTGGATAATTATTATGCGTATAGTGGTTGTACTGATTATCCTTATACGCAACATGCACAAAATTACAATGTTCTTTATGCAGACAATACTGCGAATGTGGTAGTCATTGATAAGAAATTTTCGGATGTCTCAAGTAGTAGTGGCGGAACATATTATGATTTTTATGACCATTATATTTCAAAAACATCTTTACTAAATATTATTTATTATAGTGGTAGAACAGACGGTACTATTTTCAGACAAAGTACTATATCGACTAATAATAACGAACAATCAATAATATTATCATCTATAACTTATAATTATGTCATAGAAGACAAATATTTTTACAAATATGTTTCATTAAATGCTCAATTACTTGATAGATCCTATGATAGTTTGGGAGGTTTGACACCGAGTGCAACAAAAGCAACAATGAATGATGTTGTTTATAACTATTCATTTAACAATAATACTTATGGTTATAATATCATCAAAGATTGTAATATCGCAACATCAATCGAGAACGGATATTTTATTAATTGTACCATAAGTTCAAGTTATAATACTACTATACAATATTATATAAATAACGGATATTTTGAAAATTGTAATATTGATGGTTATGATATTTATGGTGGTTATTTTAAAAATTGTATTATTTTCTCAGGTGAAACAAATGGACATTGGTATTATGGAAATTGGGATAGCACTGGTGAAACATTTTTCATTGATACTTGGTATGATGGCTCTTGGAATAATGGATATCGTTCAACTCCATTACTTTGGAAAAATGGCACATTTAATAATGGTGAAATTACAGGCGTAACTTGGGAAAATGGTGTTTTTAATAATGGAATTATGTATAATTCAAATTGGTACAATGGTTCATTCAATAATGGATATATTTATAATGTAGTATGGTCAGGTGGAACATTCAATAATGGAACGATGACGTATATAGGTCCAACTTGGAATGAATGGTATTCTGGAACATTTAATAACGGTTATGCTCAAAGAACTAATTTTTATAATGTTATAGCAAATAATGGCGAATTTGTAAGTAATACATTCAAAGATTCGACATTAGGATATACCAATATTGTTTTAAATAATGGACATTTCATAAATGTTATTATTTCTGGTGCGTCTATGTATAATGGTCTTATGAATGATAGTGTTTGGAATAATGGTAAGTTATATGGTGGTATTATTACAAATAGTGATTGGTATTTCGGTGAAGTGTTTAATGGAACAATCTCGAATTCTTCTTGGTATGATGGTATTTTCAATAATGGTAATTTTGATAATTCTAATTGGTATTCTGGAACATTTAATAATGGTGTTGCAAATGATTCTTATTTCGTAAATTGTACTTGGAACAATGGTACATTTAATAGAGGTTCGTTTGGTGTTTCAGGAAGTAGTTTTGCTAACTGGTATAACGGATCTTTTAATTATGGTATATTTGCTTCTTCTATTGTATTAAGTGGCGTATGTGGTTTATCATCATTTGCCGCAATACTTTTCTATGGTTTGGAGATTTTAGCATATAGTGCAATAACACAATTTGTAGTTAGTGGACAAAGTGAAACACTATCTGTTTTTTCTCCAACAGACACAATAACAATATATCTTCCACCAGTAATGAATTTAAATGGCTGGGAAACCATATTATCACCTGGAAACGTTTTAATTTTTGTAAAACCACCATATCCTTCTTGGTTATCCAATGGTATTTACAATTTTGTATTTCCTAATTTTAATGTAAATTGGTATTATGGTAATTTTTATAAAGATAATTTTAATGGTGTTTGGTATGGTGGTAATTGGAACGGCGGTACTTGGAATGGTTGGAATGCTATAACGAATAGTACAACTATTCCATCTCAACAATTGAATCAATATGATACACAAAACATTCAACCATACACACCAACATTCGTAAATAGTAGCACTTCTTTTTCACCACAATTATCATCTAGAGATTATAATTCTTAATTGGGTTAATATTACATTAATATATAAAATAAAAAAATCATATGAAAATCATTTCACAGAAGATTTGGGAGTTTATTAAAAAAGCTTTCAGTCCTAAATATTTAAATGCAACACTTTTAATAATTATTGCAATTTTATTTGTTCTTTATTGGCAATCTTGTAACAATAACAAAAGAATAAAGGAAGAAGCAAGAATAGAAAAAGAACTCAATTCACAAAATCTCGCGGCTCTTAAGGATTCAATTCATAAATATTATAATGAATCCAAGAAACAATATGAATTTTTTAAAGCATCGTATGTATTAACAAAAGACGATTTAAAAAATTATAATGCAGAACTTTATAACGAATTTTTAGATTTCAAAGGCGATGTTGTTGCCGCAATTAAAGCTGAAATACAAGGCACATTACCGAATCATGAAATTGGTAATGATGTTGTTAATCTTGGCAATAATAAATGGGCTTTGAAATGGACACAAGATCAAGGTGATGATTGGTTTAGTCAACATATCGAAGGCTTAAGTAAATTTAGAATTCAATATTCAAAAGATTCATTGAATATATTCGGCGATAAAACAGAATTAACAAATAATATCACAAAAGTAAATATAAAATTTGCTCATACAAAAATCAATGAAAATGACACAATGGCTCGTTATCAAGTAGAAGCAATTTGTAATTCTCCTTTTATCACACTGACATCTTTGGATGGTGCATATTTTATTGATTCAAAATATCCAAAATTTATAACACCTGTATGTTCAGATAAGGTTAGTCGTTTAACATTTGGTCCTATGTTAGGTTATGGTCTTAATTTTGGAAAAGATGCGGTTAGTCATGGTGTGTTGTTTGGTGTAGGCGTTCAATACAATTTGCGTTGGAAAGATTTGAAATTTTGGAATAGTAAAAAATAAGTTTCAAAAAACCACTTTTTTAATTAAATATATAATATAAAAATAATTATAACGATATGAAAAATGTTATTGAATTTAACAATTTTAAAGATAAGAAAACAGGTGAAATGATTAAAGAAAACACCATTCGTTTAGACGATGTTTTCAGAGTAATGGGTTTTATTGATGTTCCTGTATCATTAATCAACGCATATTTCAAAAAAGTTCAAGATGAAACTGGTAAAAAACTACGTGAAATCTATTCTGATACACAAATCGCAGAAATGATGGTTGATTATATCAAAACATCATATTTGAATATTGAGAATTTTCCTGTTGAAATTTCATTAGGAACAGGTGGTAAAGGTGCACAAGTACAGCCAGTTCAAACTCAACCACAAGCACAAGTTCAAGAACCAAAAGCACAAGTTCAAGAACCACAAGCACAGGTTCCACAAGGACAGGCACAAGCACCACAAGGTCAAGCACAAGGTGGACAAACACAAGGCTCACAGGTTCCTGCACAAACAGCTCAAGAAATAAAACCACAAGAAATATAATCTATGGCTCTTAAAAAATATAGTGATTTTGCGAAATCCTCAGATTATCCAAAAAAATCTGAGGATTTTGAACCTTTAAAAGAAAAAACTAAGGTTGTTACTTCTATTGTAGAAACAAAAGTAGAACCTAAAGTTGAAGAAATGAAGGTAGAACCAAAAGTTGAAAAGCAATTACCTATTTTTAATGGTAAAGTTGTAAAATTTCCTGATAATTTTAAACCATCAGTGGCTCATAAAATATTAGAAAATAAAAATTTCAGCAAAGAAAAACTTCACTATATTATTACTGAACAAGGCGACAATGCACTATTAGTTGTTAAATATAATCAGGATGCACCAATTAACTTAAAAGAATTTTCACAAGCTGTCATTTCTTACTATTGCAAAAATGATGTCTTAAAAGAACAATTCAAACACATTGTTGTTGAAGGAAATTCTTGCTACGCTATAATTAAAGGTATACCGATATTGGAACTAAACGGCATAAGAGTAATAAAAATCATCAATGATGATTTAATCAAACTATTAAAATAAAAAAAAGCCTAATAGGCTTTTTTTTATTTAAACTTTATTTCTTTTAATATCTCTATTTATTTTACTACATAATGGTTGTAAATTCATATAATTATTCAATTTTAACACATCATTTATTACTTCGTATTGCTTTACTGATGGGTGCACGAAATTTATCTTCAATATTTTTAAGTTTATGGTATTCTCTTAAATAATCTGGATTTGCCAAAACATCTTCAGTAAAACTTTCATTAGTTCTAAATTTTGAAAATGGTTTATCATTGATAGTTATATCACCTTTATCATTAACACTTATCTTTTTGACTTTGATTTTCTTATTTTTAAATTTACCACAAAGAACTTCATCATCAATAGAAATTTTCATCTTAGTTTTACCATCAAGGGTGACTTTAAGTTCAGAATAACTTTCGAATGTTTTTAAATGTTTCATATCAATATATATAAAATTGATTTTTTATTTTTTATATATAAAAGAAAAAGTTTTAAATGAAAAATATCAAAACATTTGAATCATTTCTTAACGAAGGTGGTATGAAACATACACCAGCAAAAGCACTTAAGCGAGTAGGTTTTATTAAATATTATAAAGTATTAGAATTACTTGAAAAATGTGCAATATCTGAATACAAAGGAGATATTTTAAGATTAATAAATAGAGTAAAAGATATTATGGAACAATATAATAAAGGTGCAGATACTGATTTATCAATATTAGAAACACTTATAAATATAGAAATAACATATAAGACACCACAAGAAAAATTTCCTTTGAGATTGTCTATAACACATAATACTTGTGTATTAGAAGATATTGAGGATGATAAGGTGTCATATAATGTTCCTAAATTTTTAAGGAAAGAATTACTAGATGCATCAAAATGGTATCTTGATTATCAAAAAATATTTAATAACAATGATAAAAAATTATAAAGAATTTGAAAACACCGAACATGATGGTGTTGGTCAACAAAAGAGAAATTTTCAAACAGATTTAGATGAAGAATTAGAAACATTGCGTCAACAAATAATAGATATTAAATATTATATTACAATATTTGATAATGGTAATTTTAATGCTGAAACAACAATTGAAAATATAAGGGAAATTATAAAAAAATAAAATATTTAATAACAAATGAAAAACATTAAAAACTATAAAGAATTTCTTTTTGAAGCCGCACCAAGAATTGCTAATGATTTACAGTATTGGCTTAAAAAAGGCAAAAAAGGAAAAGAATGTAGAATTTATACACATAACGATCTTGATGGCATCTATAGTGGTATTGTAATGAAAAACTACCTTTTAAAACACGGTTTTAAAATTGATGGTTATGGTATCATTGAATACACCGAAGGATGGAGAGGTTTCATACTTGATAAATCATATATCAATATCGCATTAGACTATGCAGAAAGTGTTGATGGTGTTGATGTTTATATTGATCATCACGTTTCTAATGATAGTGGAATTGAATATGATCAGTTTGCAATAAAAGGTAAAACTGGTAGTGCATATGAATTAATTTGTAGAGTATTAGGACAACCAACAGATGAATCAATCTTATCGGTTATTGATATGATTGATGCTGCAAAATATTCTGAGTATAAAGTTGATGTATCAAAAATAATGGATTGGGAAGATGAAGAAACTGGTGAAAAATTATTTAAAAATAAGTTAGAATTTGCTGCTGTGTTTAACCAAATGTTGAAACGTGGTGATCACAAAACCATTATTGAAATTATTGCAAATTGTAAAGAACCTTCAATCTACAATATTTTTAGATTATATAAATTATTCTATCCAGAAAATAATCCAATAACGAGAGGTGCTGCTACAGGAGTTCCAAAAGAATTTTTACCTGACTCACTTAAACGATTACAACAAGTAAAAACAAGAACAAGAGGTTCGTTATTAGGTCCAAAAACTTTTATTGCAAATCAAGAACAATTTAAGAGATTGTTTTCAGAAGATAAAGTTATTTATATAACTCCAAAACCAACTGAAGAAGATCCAGAACCAGAACCAATTCCAAAAGAAATCACCAAGATAGTTCCAAAAGGATATCAAATTTTAGGTCAAATGATTTTTGTTCCAACTGGAACATGGGCAAATGCTTTGAGAGCAAGGGCAATCATTGAAAAAGATTTAAATGATAGAGATATTCCTGATGTAAATTACAAAGTAACTGGTGAATTTGAAGAAGAACTAAAAAGTATGAACGGCGAAGAACTAGAAGTTATTGGTGATATTACAAAACATCTTCCAAATCAAGATTTAGATATTAAAAAGATTTTGACGGATGAAGATAAGAAAGACTTAGAAGGAATTAAAGGCGTTGTAGTAATTAAAGGTAATGATGTTTATTTAAAAGCTAAACAACCGTTATTCTGGATTATGTTACAATATGGTGGTTCACTACAAGTTGCATCATTCAGAGATTTAAAGAAATATGACAGAAAATATTTACCTAAGAAAAACGGTAAAACTATTGACGATTTAGGTAAATATTGTGATAATCTATTAGCTGAAATCAAGAAGATTGCGGCATATCAGTGTGAAGATACTAAATCTGGTGGTCATCCAGGTATTGGTAATATATCAAACATTAAAGGATATGTTAAAGCTGGTAATTATAAAGGAGTTAGATATTTAGATTTATTCAAAAATAAGATGATCCAAGATTTATCTGGTATTCCTTGGAATGATGAAAAAATGGCTTGGGGTGATAGAGATGAACCAAAACAACCAGTAAAACCTTTGGAAGTAAATAGAAAATTTATACCAACTGATGAAATTAGAAGTATTAAAGATGCTGAAAGAACTATGGGAGAATGGAGAAGGCAATATGGTAGTGATTCTGATGATGGTGTAATGACTCCTGACGAATTAAAAGAAATCGAAAAAGAAACCAAACCAAAAAGAAAGAAAAAAGAAGATTAACAAAAAAGCCAGTTTTAACTGGCTTTTTTCATAGTATTACTTCTGGATCCTTTTCAAACAATATTCGTTTAATTTTTTCTTTTCTTGAATCGATTTTTGAATAGATACTTAAATCAAAAGTGAGAATTTTTCTAATAGGGTGAAATATCCTAGGTTTTATTTTTAATTTAAAACCTTGTTCTATTAATTTTTTAACTAAATTACCATTGTTGGTATTTAATAGATGAATATTACCGTAAATTTTATTATCTACATAATATAAATTTTCTATAGTGTGTGATACATTTGAGAGTGATATATCAAATAAATTTTGTGGTGAAAATTCACCATATATCACTCCATAATTTCTCAATCTTTCATCGATTTCTTGAAAATATTCAAAATCAAATTCACCTAAAAGTTTGTTTTCGAGTATCATATTATCCACATTTTGAGTAAGAGCAATTCGTACACTGAACACATCCATTCGTAAAGATTAAAGTGTTTTGGTTACATTCTGGACAAATATTACCAATTTGAGTTCCCTCTTTAATATATTTCTTTAACATACGCTTTACACCTGATTTCCATGTTCCTAAAACATCTTCATCAATATGTAATGAATCTATCAAGTTAATAATAGAAGGTATTGGCATGCCATGTCTGAGAATGGCTGAAACCATTTTAGCTGTGTTCCAATATTCACGATTAAATGCACGACTCAATCCTCTCATTTCTTGTTCATAACCATCTTTGTCAGTATATACAAAATCATATCGTGATTCGCCTTTTGAATCTTTATTTTTAATAATAGAGCCTTTCTCTACATAGGTTGGTATTGAGAATGAATCAAGAGAACCAGTAAAGATTTCATATGGTTTGCCTTTCAATAATCCAATAAATCCAATCCATTTATCACCTTTATTTGTAAATCGCATAACGTCACATTCTAAAGATTTTTGACGTTTAGGTGCATTGTTTTCTTTAATCAAATCATCAACACTTTTACCTTCATTTTTATTTTGTTTGGGTTCTTTAACATCTGCAATTAAAACACCAGAACGAGAGCCTTCACGATAAACGGTAATTCCTTTACAACCAACTTTATGAGCTTCAATATATAGTGAACCTACCATTTCTTCTGTAATATCTGATGGTAAATTATGTGTACAAGAAATTGAATGATCTACATATTTCTGAATTTGACCTTGCATTCTAACTTTCTCCAACCAATCAATATCTCTTGAAGTGGCTAAATAATAAGGTGATAATTTAATAATATCCTCAAGTTCATTAGAATCCATTTTTTTAACTTCTTCAACATTGTAATCATTTACTTTTAACCATTTTAAAAATTTAGGATGAAATACATTATATTCTTCCCATGAATCATTCGATTCATCAACGAAAACAATTTTAACATCTTTATCACTCGGATTTACTTTTCTCCTTCTTTTATAGAAAATCATAAAAACGGGTTCAATTCCTGATGTAGTTTGTGTTAATAATGATAAAGAACCTGTCGGTGCAATTGTTAATTGTGCAATATTACGCCTTCCATTTTTCAATGTCAATTCTTTCAATTCTTTATCATCTTCAAATAATCTATTCAAAAATGGATTATTAACTTCTTTCTCTCTGTTATATATTTCAAATGGACCTCTTTCACCAGCCAAAATTGCTGAAGATTTGTAGGCATTTGTTGCTAATAACTTATGAACTTTAACGGAGAATTTAGTTGCTTCTTTTGTTCCATAACGATATTCAAGAGCCGCCAACATATCACCTTCTGCGGTCACACCTAAACCAGTTCGTCTACCTTGTAAACATTTTTTATAAATACGATTCCATAAATTTAGTTCATCTTGTTTTATTTCAAGTGGTTCTGGATCAGATTCAATTTTTTCTATAATTTTTTGTAGTTTTTCAAGTTCTAAATCCAACAAATCATCCATTAATCTTTGTGCCTTTTGAACGTGCTCAATGAATAATTTTTCATTAAATTTTGCTTTTTTAGTAAATGGTTCATCAACATACGAATAAAGATTAATAGCCATTAACCTACAAGAATCTGCATCACATAAGGGAATTTCGCCACAATTTTTAACACAAATACCACCTGATGTAATAAATTTTTCATCTTCATTACTATTAATAACGATATAATTATGATTATCATCGACTGTGATATTATAAACATCTTCATATCCATAAAATTCGACTTTAACAACTTTATGATTATCAACTACTTGATTTTTAAAATCTGTGAATGTTTTGAAACGAAAACTATTACCTAAAAATTGTGGTAGACCGTGTTCTTTGGCATATTTAATCCATATTTTTTTTGTTAATATACCATTTTCTTTATATATTTGTTTAGCATGATTTAAAATTTCATCATTAGAAACATTGATATATTTAGGATTTTTATCACCAGGATGGGATGCAAATTTGAATTTTTGTTCATCTGTAAATCTATGCCAAGGATTATTTTCGCCTTTTATTCTATCAGAATGTAAAAATTTATGTTCTTCTCTACTCATCAACTCTAAATTATCTATAAAATCGTTTTGATTATCAAAATCTTTATGATGTATAGAATATAATTTATAATCGATATTTTTTCCTTTATAAAATTCGTGTATCAGTCTATATTGTCTCCTACTTCTGTAGCACTTACTTTTCGTGAACTTATCACCAGAATTCATAATTTGTCTATATCCATTATTCGAATTACATGAATAAAAAGATGATATCGAATCACCTTCTATTAAATTATCTAATCTTTTATATATATTATTCTTCATAAAAATTAGATGTTCTGGTGTAGATATGAACTCTGAACCGTCATCTAATGTTAATTTCCATACTTCTTTTTTGATTCCAGTTTTTCTTGGATTTCTACCCCATTTGATTTCTACTTTACCATCATCATTTTTAGAATATACTGGAACATCTTTACCTTCTTTGGTTAATTGTTCTATACTTACAGCATTTCTACCATCAGCAACACCAACCAAACTACTACCTATTATGCAAGGGTTTGTCGAGACTGTATCAAAACCATCTTCTGCATAACAATCTGGTAAAGATTCTTTGATAATAGTATCCCAGAAAAGAACACCAGGTTCAGCAGATTTCCAAGCATTATGAATAATTTTATCCCATAATTTTTTAGCATCAATTTCTTTTTTTAGTTGTGGTTTTTTACTATCAATCGGATATTGTTGTATATATTTTTTATTATCTAAAACACAATTAACAAATTCATCATCGATTTTAACTGATATATTGGCACCTGTAACTTTTCCTTGTTCAATTTTAGCATCGATAAATTCTTCTGAATCCATTGATTTAATTGATTCAGATAACATTAACGCACCTCTACGACCATTTTGTGCTACTTCACGAATAGAGTTAGAATATCGTTCCATAAAGGGAGCTACTCCAGTTGAAGTTAATGCTGAATTTTTGACGGGTGATCCTTTTGGACGTATGTGTGATAGGTCAGTTCCAACACCACCCCGACGTTTACATAGTTGTACTATTTCTTCATCAGTTCTAATAATTGAACCATATGAATCATATTTATTATTGACCACATAACAATTGGATAAACTAACAATTTGAAAGTCATTTCCGACACCACTCATAGGTGAGCCTTGTGGTACAATGTATTTAAAATCTTTAAGTAGATTAAAAATTTCATCTTTTGACATAGGATTTGGATATTTGGCTTCAATTCTAGCAAATTCTTTGGCTAATCGTTGATGCATATCATCTGGTTTCAGTTCGTATAAATTACCTTCTGAATCTTTTAAGTTATATTTATTTATCCAGACATTGGTTGCGAGTTCATCGCCTTTGAAATATTCTAATGTTGATTTAAAAACCTCATCTTTTGAGTATGTTTTAGTCATTTTAATCTTGAATTATTTTTTTTAATTAGTGAATAGTAACTAAAAAGTTTATACGAAATTAACATTTCCTATGTCTTTTAAATGTCCTTTATTCTTTAATTCTGTTATTATTGAAGTTGCGTGTTTTTTATCCAATAACTTAAACAAATTAAATATATTATCGGAGAAATAAAATGCAAGTGTGACAAATATTTCTGATTTTGAGTATTTTGGTTCGAGATTTTCGATTAATAGTTTAAAATATTTATTAAAATCATTTCTATTTGGTTTTCTTCTATTTGCTGTAAAATTAATGGTTGTAGAATTTGATAAAACTTGAAACACATCTCTTTCAAGATTTTTTTGATTTAGGTAATCCTCATTGAAGTAGTGTTCAAATTGATATAATGAACCAACTTCAGGTGTGATTGAATCAACATAATCATTATCAGTAAATGCAGAATATTGATCATTTTCAGGTTTTTCATCTATTTTACCATTAAAGATTGTATCTCGTTTTAATGAGTGTTTACCTTCCATTTTGTGTTTATTCTTGGAATGTATTGCTTTAAATTTAGATTCAAAATCAGTTTCATCACCAACATTATCATCAAAAGATTCAACTGATTCAACATCTATAATTATTTTATCCACTTCTTCATCTTCGTCAATGGTAAAATCTTCATCCAAATTTAATTCTTCATCTTCGAATTCATCATAGTTTTTTTCTTCATTATCATTCATTTAGTTAATTCTTATTTTTTACTATCTACAAACTCATCATTTTCCATTAATAAATATTGTGTATTAAAAGAAAATCTTACTTGCTCATTACTATGTTCACCATCACGAAGTTTCAATAACTTTAATCTATATAAGTTATGTCTTTTCATTTCAGGATTCCTAATAATACCAAACACCACATCTGCTGTTTCTGCTATTGCCTTTGATTCTGGTATATCATTTAAGGTTACATCTGAACCTCCCCAAATAGATTTATCTACTTGTGTTGCTGTTAAAACCGCACAATTATGTTTATCTGCAATATATCTTAAACCTTCTGCTAAATGCTTACCTTTTAGATATAACATACCAGAATTGAATTCAAGACCTTTTTCAATACCCATAATATTTAAATAATCGACTACGATTACATGAATTTTTATTTTTTTTGCTTCTTCAAGTTTTCTAATATAATTATCTATATCAGCAATAGTACAATCACTAGTATTGTATTTTTTAACAAAAATTTTACCAGGTTTATTATTAAAAACACCACCATTAGAATTGATTAGTTGATTTATCTTCATTTTCATAAAGATTTGATCTTTTGATTTTTCATCATATTCTTTTGAAGATATTTTCAATCTCATTGAACCGAGTCTTTTCATAACTTTTTGCTTACCCATTTCTAATGTAATGTAAGCAATATTTGCACCTTGATCAGCAACCTTTGCGGACATATTTTGTAACCACATCGAATTGTGTGATAATATACCATTAGTATAAAATCTTCTATCACTTTCAACTGGTAATTGTAAATCATACATATTTGATTTTTTATCTGTTTTATGAACATCTAAAACGGTTTCTAATCCATTTTCCGTATGTATTTTATCACCAATTTTTAATTTTTCAACATATATATCTTCAAAATTTTCTAAAAAAACTAAATGCTTATCAGCACATATCATTTCTTTTGTTTCAGTTTTTAAATACCATTCATCATATTCTACTGTTTTACCAATAGCATATATATCAGACCATCCATTATCTGTTAATACTTCATATTCACTTACTTTTTTAGTTTCAACGAACTTTCTATTGTGTGTTTCAGGTATATTAAATTCTTGTATTAATATATCCTTTAAATCTTCTTCATTTATGTTGAAACCTGTTACTAATATATCTGTGTTATTCATTTTAATATTCTTTATTTTTTAAAAAATTTATACATTCATTTATAATTTTATCAGGATTTTGTTTATATTCATTTTCCCAAACTATCATTATATTATAGCCTACATCATTCATACATTTTTGTTTCATTGTATCATATTCCCATATTTCATATGCGAATTTTTGTCTATGTTTATGAAAATAATCTTTATCATAATATTTCGGATTACAATGCCAATAATCACCATTGAACTCTATTACTTTATTCTTATTTACAAAGTCATAAGAAAACGTTCTACCTTCAAATGACCGTGTGTATTGATTATCTTCTAAACAAGAATAATATTCATTAATTTTATAATCACATTCTAAAACAATTCTTTCAAAAAAATTAAATTCTGGTTGTGAAAAATATTTAGTTTTAGGTATTTTAGAAAATAAACCTTGTTTGTACATCTTTTCTATTTTTTCTGACCATTTTGATTGTCTTTTATTCCATATTTCTAAACCATCTGTTTCACCATATTTTATAATACATTTTTCCAATGTGAATGTTTTTTGATTTTCTTTTTGTTTTTCTTTTGCTTCTTTTTTATTATAACCTTTTTTCAACCAATAACCAATCTGTGCAGGCAATATATCTTTATATAATTCTGGTTGTTCTCTACGTTTAGTCCATGTTTTATTATGAATCATATTCATTATTTCTTCTGCTTTTTTTACAGATTCGATTTCACTATAACCACGTTTCAACCAATATTCTTTGGTTTGATGACTCTTTTCTTTATGATAATTAATGTTTTTAGATAATTCGTTGTCTAATGATGTTTTTATTTTTTTACCACGTTCTTTTGCTCTTTCGTTCATCAATTTGATAGCATCATCTTTACATAAATCATATTTATACATTAAAAATTCATATGTACCTGTTGCTCTCGTTTTACCTAAACATTCTTTCGATTCACATATTTTATGATATCCTTTTGTCAATCCTTTAAATATTGATTCTTTTTTACAAAAATAACATTTACCCTCATTTTCTTTCTTAATATATTTATCATAATATTTTTTTAAATTAAAATTATTATGTTTTTTGGTTAAATGAATACTTAATCCTTTTAATTCATTAACATTACAATTACAAATTTCACATTTCATATTAGTTTTTATTTGTATATATTAAATTGGGAAAGTCAAATATTGGTAAAACGAAAAATTATTTAATTTTATTATAAAAATCTTTCATATTTATATATTCCATTATTCCAGTCACTTTATTCCTAATTTGAATTTGTGTATTTTTGTGTGAACATTTACCTATATTCGTTTCACCCATTACTACATTAAGTGAAGCGTGATTCCAACCACCATTTAATAAGGTATCCAATGTTCCCCAACCAGTTGAAATGTTTGTATTATCGTGGGTTTGTTTGTGTGCTTCTGGATCATCAAAGTCATCACCTAAATCTTCATCATCATTTTCCATTAGGGAAATATCAGAATAAAGTTGTTTAATTTGTGCTACAACATTAACAACATTATCATAATTTAATTCTTCAATACTTCTTAATCTATCAATTGTTTGTGATGCTTTATTTCTTGCTTGATTTGAAATTTTCCAAGCACTAAATCGTTTTTTTAACCAATTATCTTCATATTGTTCGCCTTCATCTTTTTTAAGTAAAAGTTTGACAATATTAGGTGAAATTTTATTTTCTGTATCGTTTAATTTAACCATAGCAAGTATTTGATTTGGAACAGGAATATCCTTACTTTTTCCAAGCAAATACTCATCACGTATAACGGTGTATATAAATTGTATATCTTCGTTTCTGAAATAATATGGTTCTACTTTCGAAATCTCTTTAGGGTTTTCCAAAATATGGTTAAAGAATACTTTCTCCATACCCGTATTCATCGACTCTTTGCCTGTTTTAACTTCTACCATAATTTTTTTTATTTTTTTTTTCTATCATAATTTTTTTATTTTTTTTTTCTATCATAATTTTTTTATTTTTTTTTATAAAATATTAGAAATATATTCTAAATAATTTTTATATTTTCTGTCTTGATAACACCAATTTTCATTGAATAATCTTACTGGTTCTAAATCTTCATTATATTTCTTGACATCATTGATAACATCATCAATGACAGAATACACATATCTATCATATTCTTCAGATTTTTCTTTAAAAGAGTTTTGCCATTTTTCATAAAAACTATGCAAACCTTCGTCATTTATAATTTTTAATAATTTTTCTTTTCTGTATTTATTAATTAATTCAATAAATTCATTACTAGCATTTATTAATTCTGTTTTATCAAATGATTTGATAAAGTCATTATAATCAAAATCTTTCAACCATTGTAAGTATTCATAACTTTTAGTTTTGGTATATTCATTATATAATATTTCTTTATCAAATATGTTCATATATCGTAAATAATTATACAACATAGAATTTCTCGCAACTAATTCGTGTTCGGTAGAGAGATAAACCAAATCAAAGAAATATTTAAATTTTGGATATTTTTGTTTCATTTTGAAAATTACAGGATTCATATAGAAGGATTCGATGTCGTAGTCCTCTGTGTTTGTAATTAAATCATAAATATGTCTTAATTCATGATGTATTATTGACATTAATCTATTTAGTTGAATTCTTTCATCAGAAATAATTATTGGTATTTCAAAATTTTCAAATTCCTTTTCTATTATTGATAATGTATCAATTTTCGAATTATATTCATTGATAGGATTTTTAATAAATTCAACATTCAAATTAAAAGATATTGGAAAATATAGTTTTTTGGTAAAATCAAAATAAATACTAAATGATTTTTCTTCATTTTTGATTTTATCGTAAATTAAAGAGCATAATTTCTTTATAGGTATTGGAACTTGTTCTTTATTTTCTAAAAGATATTCTTTTAATTTTTTAAGGTGTTTCATAAAGATGGAAATGGCAACATAAAATTATATTACCATTAAAAAATATTATTTTTCTTCTTCGGTGTCAAATAGTTTTGAATCATCATCAGAATCGATATCAAATGTATCTTTTTCATATTCTGCGTATTCTTCGTCTAATCTTTCTAATTCTTTTTGACATTCATCATATGAGGAATAAGTGAAATATTTTGTTATAATTTCATCTAATGATTTAAGTACTTCTTTTGTGAAAACTTTTGAATTGAAAAGATTTTTTTCAGCTATTTGTTTGTCTAGGTGTTTTACATACCAACGATTTGAAGCTTCATAAGTAATCTCACCTGTTTTTTTGTCAACAACTGGTTTTGCTTTTGCTATACCTACTCTATCGAAATTTTCTAATGTACAGAACATTTCTAATCCACAATAAGGATTAACACCTTTTGTATGATCAATTTCAAATTTTATTTGCTTTGGTTTTGCCAATCTATTTTTTCTGGCTTTTGCAGTAACTACAACGCCACTCGATCCTAAATCCATTTCATCTTCTTCGCCTGTTTTCAATTTGGCAATTGAAAGATAAACAACGGTTGATGCTGAATAATTTGGACCTTCTCCACCAGACATAATTGCTTTTGGAAACATATCCTGTGTCATATAAATATGATTTGTACAAACTAAAGGAATTTGTAAATATCCTAAATCAGAAGATATTATACGGAAAAGAGATTTAATTGCCTTTGCTCTTGACATATCTACTTTATTTTTACCTTCAATTGCATCTTCAACTTCTTTATTTGATGCCAATTGACCGATAGAATCTATAAAAATAATAGTTTTACCTATATCAACACCTTTACCTTTTTGTTCTTTAAGTTCATTTAAAACTTGTGATAGTGCTACTTTTAAATCTTCTACTTTATTAGATCTTAAAAGCATAAATTTTTTATTACTAGTATCGACACCGAATAATTCAAAGTCACTTATTTCTACTGAAAATTCAGTATCAATATAGATAACATTATATCCTTCTTTTTGTGCGTTTCTTGCAATATTGTAACAGATAAAGGATTTACCTGTTTGAGGTGGTCCTGCCATAATGGTAATTCTGTTTGGTGTTACACCTCCTTGAAGTATGGATTTAGATAGTAATGCGTTTAAAATATATACACCTGTACTAATATATTTTTTTTTAACACCTTCTTTTTCTATCATAATCACAGACTTTTTAGAAATATTTTCGATTATGTTAGATAATTTATCAAAACCGAAAGTATTTTTTGTTGTTTTAGCCATATTTTTATTAATTATTTTTTGTTCATTTGTATGAATTTTCAATATATTATGTTGTATATTTTACTATGAAAGGAAAAAAAAGTTTTATTTTATTCATTTTAATTTGAAATTAAATGTGTTTTTATATATAAAAGAACTTTTTTGTAAAAGTTGTTTTAATTTTTAATATATAAGTACAATATGAAAAAAATTAAAAATATGAAAAAAATTAAAAATTTCGAAGAATTCGTCAACGAAGACAAAACAAATGAATCTTGGCGACAAGTTAAAACATTCTTGAAAATACCACAAGTTTTAATTGAAAGATTGTTACAAAAAATCATTAATTTTGTACCTCTACTCAATGCTCGTTATGCTGAACTTGCAGCAAAAATTGATACAAGTATTGCTTTAAGTCATAATCAATTAGAAGAAGAACCACGAAAATTAACTTTAAATGATATTACAAATAAAAGATTACGAAATACATTAAAAGCCACAGGTATATTTAAAAATTGGAATGTATATTATATTAGAACCGTTGAACCTGATAGAAAATTTAATGTGGATGATAATAGTCGTGATGTAATTTACATTACAAAAGATGATTTACATCAAGGAGATTATTATTACGGTAGACGACTTTCAGATTGGGAAATTGAAAAAGGATATTCACCAAGGAAAGTTAAAAAATATTTAAAAAGTAAAGGTGTTAGTAAAATATCTGAACTTGAACCACAATTATATGTAGTTGCTGCTGTTGAAACGGAAGAACACGAAGAAATGGCAAAAGAAAGAGATATAAGATATAAAAAGAAAACTAATAAAGCATTAGATAAATTAGTTAATCAAGCAATTGCCGAAGAAAGTTTTTGTTATTCGACTAGACAAATAACAGGTGAACGGAATAATGACCCTGTTCTTTACAAAGTTGTCAGAGCAGATAGAATTGATTTAGTAGAAAAATTATTTAATGCTGCCACAGAAGTACAAATCATAGATATGGTTAATATGATGATTAATTCGGATGGTTATGTTAGAGATTATGGTAAAAAGCCAATAGAATATGCTAAATCTAAGCCAATGCACGATTTATTAAGAAAATATATGAAAAATAAAGAAGAATTTCCAGAAAAAGATCCTGAAGTAATATTTTAAAGTTTATTTTCTGTTATGAACATATCAATATGACTTCTTGTTTCAATGACTGGAATACTTTTTAGGTCAATATTTTCTTGACGGTCATCCATAGAGCCAATCTCCACAAGCGTAAATTTAGGTCGTCCCGACCTTATTATGTTTTTATCTAACAAACCAAAATTCTTAATATTTTTAGCAGCATTTTCATCCCTATCGTGTGTTGTACCACATTTTGAACAAATCCATTCTCTTTCTGAAAGTTTTAATTCTTTATGTCTATATCCACATTCACTACAAATTTGTGATGAAGGTTCAAATCTGCCTATTTTAATTAGATTTTTACCATACCATTCACATTTATATTGAAGTTGTCTATAAAATTCACCCCAACTAACATCACTTATTGATTTTGATAATTTATGATTCTTTAACATTCCCATAATATTTAAATCTTCCATTATTATAGTGTTCACTTGGTTATCGTGAGTTAATTTAAATGTTAATTTATGTAAAAAATCATTTCTTTGATTCGTTATTTTATTATATATCTTTGCTAATTTTAATTTTGTTTTTTCTTTGTTTTTACTGTTCTTTTTCTTTCTTGAAAGTCTTTTATGTAATTTTTTTAATTTTTTTTCTAATTTTCTATAATATTGTGGATTTTCAATTTTTATTCCATTTGATAATGTTGCAAATGTTTTTATACCTAAATCTATTCCAATTGATGTTTCTGGATTAATTTTAGTTTTTAATGGTATATTTTCATCTAATTCAACTAACACTGAAATAAAATATTGTTTACATTTGTTTTTACTTACGGTAGATGTTTTAATTTTTCCTTCAAATGTTCTATCAAATATACAATTTACATTTCCAAGTCGTGTTATATTTATTTTATTATTTTTAAAATCGACACGAGTATTTTGTGGTTGTTGATATGACTGTTTTGATTTTTTGTTTTTATATTTTGGAAATCCTTTCTTTTCTTTAAAGAATTTTGTATAAGCTGAATCTAAATTTCTTAATGCCATTTGTAATGGGTGTGCTGGAACATCATTTAACCATTCTTTTTCTTTCTTTAATTCACTTGCCATTAAGTTTGTTAATTCTATTGTAGATATTTTTTCTTTGCTATTACTATATAATTCTATTCTTTTATTTAAACCCCAATTATAAACAAATCTAACACAGCCAAAAGTCTTATTAATTAATGATTTTTGTTCTTTGTTAGGATATATTCTATATTTAAATGCTTTTAATTTCATACTATAATTATATATTAAAAGTATAAAGTCATATTTTTCCAGTTCGAAAAATTTTTAAAATGAACCAGCATTTAAAGATATATAATAATAAAAAATAAGTATATGAATTTCTATTTAGTATTTTGCAAGAATCGAAAAAAATTTGACAAATATGTAAAAATAAATCGGGTTAAAAACAAAGTTATTGTTGATATAAAACAAAATATAGAAGAAGAAGGAATAGATCCTGAAAAATACAAAGATTATTTTAATTTAATTATTTATACACGAATTGTACATTCACTTCAAAAAGGAAAAGATATATATTACATTCCTAATTTCACCAATAAAAACATTGACATCAAACAATTATTCGATATCAAAAAAGCATTTAGCTTTCCACTAACTTTTAACACACTTGTTTTTTATGAAGAATTTAAAGATGATGAATCATTAAGTGATATATTAAGCAATTTAGAAAGATTTGATACATCGCAAATCATCAAAGACTATTAATTAAAAACCCTTCAATTTGAAGGGTTTTATTTTGTTCAAAAAAAACTCATTTTTCACTATCAATATTTTAATATATAAAAAGAAAAACTTTTTATGGGTTTTAGTGAATTAGATTTTTTGTTTGGTGATGTTAATGTTTCATCTGTAAGTAGTACAGATAGTGGAACTACTACGACAACTAAAACAACAATAAATGAAAAAATGGTTGGTTATACACTTGATAACCGTGATACTATTTTTAAAAATTTTGGTATTTCAGCATCAGGTAAAACCGTAGTTTATCAGAATTCTAGTGTTTATGGAACGGAAGGTATCAAAAATAGTTTAAAAACTAAAAATTTTGGAAATAATTCCATACAAAATCCATATATTAAATTACTCAATGATTTTACAGCCAAAAATGGAAAATCTACTCGTCTAAAACCAGCAGATATTATTTATTTGAAAAAATTGGGTGTTAATCCAATAAATAGATTATTTGTTTTGAGAAGATTTGCTGAAGGTGTTCAAGTACCATTTAATTTACAATCTGTAAAAGATAGTGTTCCAAGCGCAACGGTTGTTGGTTGGATTGAAAGTGGTGCTGATAGTTTTTATAAAATTTCATTTAATGAGGTTTGGTCAAAAACAACTAAAATGTTGCACGAGGTTTTTGCTGATATATTAGAAAAAGAATTTGGTGCTGGTGCTGGTGCTGCAAAGAAATTAACATCACTCCCAGGCTGGTCACAAGGCATATTATGGGGCTTTTTGGCTAAAATGGGGTTGACAGATGAATCAGGTGGGTTACTTGGCGATAACACAGAATTAATACCAACAGGAAATCCTAATGTTATTCGTCAAGCATCATATCGTGATGGTACACAATATGGTTTAGAAACAGAATTAACGGTAACATTATCAACAGAATATGAACAAAAATATATCGGTGATATTGATCCAGGTTCTGCAATGTTAGATATTATTAAAAATTTAACTATATTCGGAACATCTGAATCAAAAGCCATACTATCATCTTCAAGTGAAATAATTAGTCAATTAATAACGGCATCATACGGAAAATCAAAAGAAGGTTGGACTACATTTCTTACGACATTAGCCACAACTTTTGGTGCTGTCATACAGGATTTATTAGATGATGCAGGTTTAGCAATAGACACATTTATTACAGAATCGACTACTAAAGAAGATAAAGCTGACAATGAACAAACAGCACTTAATAAAAGATCG